GAAGAAGCCGACCCGAAAACGAAAAAATCCAGTCAACGGTACATTCGCTGACTGGAATTTATACAATGCTTTTTGATGGAAGTTGTTGATATTATGGTGGAGGCGGCGGGAGTCGAACCCGCGTCCGCACTCCTAACTACTCTGATTCATTGGGCTTATTTTCGGCTGACATGACCTTGACATTCGGCATCGAGATCACAGTGCCGGTATCTCTGTAAATCTCTCGTAAATCATCAGATTCTAAAGCAAAATATCGTTCAAAAGCCTTGTTGGTGGAATGCATTGTTGCTCTTTTGATTTCTTCCGGGGTTCGATGTTTACGTAGAGCCCTGGCTGATGAATGTCTCGTTCCTCCATATAAATCGACGCCTTCAATCCCGAGATTTGCGCAAGCTTTTATCCACCATTTATAGAAGTATTTCTCCCCGTAAGCCTCATCAGGATGAACACCGCTCACGCCGGAAGGATGCCGGAAAAATGGCATTCCGGGAATCGCCTTTGGAAAGCTTTTAAGCACCTCTACGTCTTCCGCCAGGATCGGGACCGTCTTGGGCTTCTTCTCTTTAGGGTCCGGGATGTCCAGATACCCATTGTCAAGATCGATATCACCTTCCTTCAACTTGATCAGTTCCCCTGGGCGGATGCTGATATAGGTCATCAGCCATTTGATTCCGAGCCATACTTTATAAGGTGCTATACGCTCAATTTCCGATAGGATTTCAAGTTGTATCGGCTTCGCTATAATTGTCCTGGTTCCCAATTCAAAATGGATCACGGGAAACAGGGGCATCTCCCGAATCTCCTGACGCCTGTAAAGCCAGGAAAAGAAGTCATGCAGCGTGGACATGATGTTGTGGCGGGATTTGTCGGACAGCTTGATGGACTTGATAAAATCCTCAAGATGCCCGTATTTTATATCCTTGCAGCTAGTCTCCCCGAAATACCCCTGTGCCTGCTCAATATGTCGCCGGATGTTCTTCAGCGAGCCTTTCCGGACCTCGTCGCCTTTGTACCTCACATACTTCTTCGATGCGATGGAGAAGGCCAGGGGATTGTCTTTCCGGTAATCGCGCTCATCATAAGTTTTCTTATCGGTTTCAAAGCGGACGCCGTTCAGGAAGGAAAAGGCATTTTCGTAAGATTTGAATCTCTTGCAGAGCTTGCCGAAATTGACGCGAAAGCGCGTAGCCCTTTGCTTGGGGTGGTTGGGGCAGATCAGGCCGGACCTGTGGTCATCCCTGAAAGCAGAACCGCATAAGGGACATCGCTCATCGCTGTAGATGCCGCCGATCATACATTCACCCCATTGAGGGGTTATACGGTTAAATGCGGTCCCTGTCAACATGGTTTATTTTCTAGTCGGGTCCCCGCCGTCACTCGGTACCCGCATTCAAGCTCCCAGTTGGGAATGACGGAACGCTCTTAAGGTTTATTTATTCCATGGCTTGAAAGCTTTCATCTTTTCGATGGTCGGGAAGGCTCCGTTGAACGTCATCGCTCGATCGTCAATCTGTAGAAAAGCGGCCGGCTTCATCAGGGGAAAGCTCAGTTCCGATACGAACCGTCTTGTTGCCCTCTTTGCCTCATAATGCCATGGGTCCGCAAAGGCCGTTTCGCAAACGTGACCGAAAACGATTCTGTCCGCCGAATCCGGATCATGACAGAGATTGAGATATTGACGGCGAAGCCATACCTTCATTGCTCGGCGGCCACCGAAATACCGGGACCGGGAAGAATAGACGTGGACATTGAAATGCTTCTGAGCCGTGATTAGAAACTGAATAGCGCCATCAACGGGCGGATCGGGGATGACGCGCGGGCCTTTCCATCCGGACGTGTAGCTGTGTAGCACCCCGTCAAAATCGACGCACAGGATGGGCTTTCCTTTCGGCAAGTCTTTATTCATCATCAACATCCTCATTTTCTACGCCTGTTTTCTCCGGCAGCGCGTTCACCATGTTCGTGATCGTCCAGGCGTCCATCGGAATTGGTTTCAGGTATTGGGCGGCCGCCCGGGCCGTTTGCTCGTCTGTGATCGTCACTGCATAGATGGCGCTGTTTCCGTAAAGCTTCGTGTATCCCGGATTTCCTTTAATTTCCGGGACGTCGACGCGGACAAAAGAGCATCCGCCTATCGTCTGTTCGCTCACCCTTCCGGCTATCCGCTGATGGCCGAAAAGCTCAACAATGGCCCACTGGTCAAATGATTGTTGCATATGCCTCCTTTTATCAATTCGTCGGGCACTTCAAAGATTCCCTGTCGCCCTTTAAACGGTATCGGTTCTTTGAACATGATCGGGTCACACGCTATCCAGGCCCACCGGCCAGCAGAATAATCTCCGTAAAGCCTTTCGAGGGCGGTAATCTGCTGCGCGATGTCTTCGGTCATGCGGCAGCCCATGAGCGTGACGGCGCCGATGATGGCACCAAAGGCCAGGCGTCCGGGAAGGCGTTGCATAGCCCTCTCAGTCTCCGCGAAACGGCGAGCTTCCGGAGGAAATGCGCGGGCCGCGTGGATAAGCAACGGGCCGGTGTAATTCGTTCTCCATGAGCGGGTTTCATTCTTCTTCTGTCCCGATACATACCAGTAGGCCCACGGATTCCAGAGAGATAAGCATTTCATGCCGTTGTTTTCTCCTTCTGCTCCTTTATCTGCAAAAACGTCCTGGCATCGGCCACCGATAGGAATTTCTGGAAGGCCAGGCAGTCAGCGCAGACCAGTTTTCTGTGAGGGCCGGAAAGGATTATAGTAAGGTTCTCGGAACCACAATTTTTGCACTTCATCCTTTATGCTCCTTATCGAACAATCCCAAATCCAGAAGCCATTTCCGATGTTCGAGGGCTTTGGTTAATATTCGAGTGGCCGCCTCGTAAGTAGGATAACCATTTTCCTTAAACATTTCCTCCATCATTCCAGATAGATTATCCGGAGTGACTCCTTCCATTTTTAGGCATTTGTCTATGGCCTCCCATGCTGCATCTGGCATATGCGGAATTATGAATTTATAGGCCAGTTCTGGAGCCATTTCTTTTACATATTCATCAAATTTCATCATTTCACCTTGAGCCTTTTCAGGTTATGCTTCTCCCGTAGTTCGATGCCGTACTCCTTGAGCTTTTCCACCAGGTCGTGAATCTTCTCGACGGTCGGCTCCGGTAAATTGTGGTCTTTGCTGTCGGCACCCAGGTTCAGAAATTCAGGCCTGATCTGATCGATCCATGAGGCCAGGATATAGACGTCGAAATCAAGGACGGGCTCGATGGTAATGAACGTCCGGTGGTGAAGATGTCGAAGCTTCTTCATCGCTTCAAAACGCTCAAAAGGTCGCGGTGCCTTGCTGATATTCGGAATGTCGCGATTAGTTTCAATGGTGCATCCCAGGATATGATTTTTGGGTAAGAATGAACTGTATGACGAATAACGAATTGGGTTTTTTGTCTGAAAAACATAAGTGTTTAAAGGCCATAGTCTGCAATGGGTCAGTATTGGTAGCACCAGATCATAGGGCACTGCCTCCGAGAGTAAATCATTGCAGTTCTCTACAAAAATGGTCTTGTCGGAACCATAGCGAACGTCCAATTCCTGCTTGATAAGACGGATCAAGCCTCGATATTTCGGTGGCCTTCCCCATCGCGGATTATCCACATAGCAGTAAACGCACTGGTGAGGGCATTCCCCGCCCAGGTGACAATGGGTATGCGTAACCCACGGGTACATATTTCCGGTGCTCGGTTTTAAGGGCATTATGCCGCCTCCTTCTTCCTGGACGCATACACACGATGCGTCTTGATGACCTTCTGAACGGCGTACTTCGCCGCGTCTACGCGATACTTCTCCGGGATCTCTTTAAGTGCGCTCTCCATCTTCTGAGCATAAGTCCAGAAATCAAGAACCTGCGCCCGCTTCCGATTAAATGCACGCTGTAGCGGCCCTATTAACGACGCTCTTGATAACAATTTCATGTCCAATTTCATGTCTTACCCTCCTGCCAGATGCACTTGACATCGATCCCGCTGTAAAGTGATCAGAATATTTTTTCTGAAATCTCGGTTATGACTTCCCACTGCTTCGGGCTTATCTTGGTATTCATGCCGTACCTTTTAAACCGCTCAAGCAGACGCTCGATATATCCTTTTTCCCAATCCTTCAGGTGGTCCCATGACGCGTCTATATTCGCCTCGATCTTCTTGAGCCAATCGAATTCCTCTTGTTTCATCAACCTCGGGTTATTTCTTTGGCGCGTATTTCCAACCATATATGTACCAGCCTCGTACCCTTGCCTCGTCTTCAGGAAGAAAAAAGCTGTTACCATTCTCATCTTTGGCAACGCAGTTTAAATGAACATAGTAAGTGATCTGCTTCTGATATTCTTTCGGGATGATGATGTTTATCTGATACTGTAAAATCTCCCGCACCGCGTTTATCAGGGAAGCTCCCTTCAGTTCTCGAAACTCTTCTGTGGCAATGATCCAGGCCCCCACCTCTACATGGGGATCGAATGCTGTCATCAAAACCTCGGGTCCTCCTGGATGTAGTCGCACTCGTTCGGGCTCGGGATGTAGCAGCCCAGGAATTGAGCCGCCCATCGTTGAATTCGATCACAATATTCATTGAACTGGATCGTACTCAGGGCGGCAGTGCTTCCCACGATCAGGAGCCCGGTCTTCTCATCATCATGGGAGAGGAACTTAATCTTGAGGGCCTCGTGTATCTCTTCCGGATCGTGGCCCGTGTGATCGCTCAACGTGGAGATAACGACGCCCCAATAATAGGCGTTTTGGCGCAGGCTCCGGGCCTTCCTGGTCTTCCGTACGATGAATTCAAGTGCTTTACCGCTCAAGCCCAAGAGGTAAGCGGTAAAACGCTTGGGATCGTCCGGGATGAGTATTCCCCTGTCGTCTGTCGTTCCGTAGAATATCGGTGTTGCCATAAAGGGCCGGGGCCTATTCCCCGGCCCGCCTCCAGGAGGTAAAGTGAAAATTACGCGATAATGGGTATCTCCGGCAGTTTTTCTCTGAGCCAATCTTTTATTTTCTTGATGGCTTCGAGCTTCCACATTCTTCCGTCAGCCTCGAAGAGAGCACAGGTGGGCATCGTCCCCTCCTTGGCTCCGCTATGCATCCTGAAAACGAAAGTGGACGCCGGCTGTTCGATTTCCATGAATGTACGGTACGGCCGGAGAGTTACAGGGTTTGGGACCGGGAGCCTCTCGACAAGGGAAAGGCCGTTCTTTGCGGTCACGCCCTGGGTAACGCCGTCGTCGCTGTACTGTACGACACCTTCCTCCTTGATGTTCCCGATCACCTTGAGCATCTGCGCCGTCGTTTCATCCGGAACGAACATTGCCTGCAGATTGATAATGAAATTCTCCAAAAGCATGAATTCATTGAAGCGAAATGTCGGTTCTTCATGCTTGGCCGTGACGTACGTCGACCGAGTAAGCCAGTTGTCAATGAAATCATTGTCCATGATGCTGACGTTATTGTGAGAAAGGACGTGTATCATGTGCTTGTCCCTTTCCGGCCCGTAATCAACGATACCCGTCAGCGTATGGATTTCGAGCATTGCCGCTGCCGGCGGTTTAACGGCACTGAGCCCCTGGGGGGAGATCGTGTATTTTCTCCCCTCGATATCCACAACCTTTCGTTCTCCGAGGTTTAAGATTCTGTCGATTGCATCTGTGATCATTCGCTATTACTCCTTTGCTCCGAATGCTTTTACGTTGTTTCCTGGGTTAAGAATTCCGTCCATTTCTACCTGCGTGGGATGCTCTTCCGAGGCGACACCCTTACCGGTGACAGTCCTCCCCATGAACACCCGGCCGGGATGCGGCATGATGGGCGCGAGTTTCGTCTGTACATCGATCGTGTACTTTCCATAATTTCTGTCCTGGTCAGGGTTGATAGTTAATGTCAGAATGACTTTTCGGGGTTTCTTGGGATCTGTGTTCGGGTCCTGGATGTTGTCCAGTGCCGCCTGCAATCCAAGGTCGAATCTTTCAATCGTAGCCCCGCCTCCTATTCCTGCGAGTGTGAATCTTTCCTGCCCGTCCAATGTTTTCCTCCTTCGTTAGAATCTTCCAAAAACATTTTGAAAACTGCTGATGTTCCATGGGTTTGCCTGTTGTGGCGGTTTCCGTGTCGGATCAAACTCATAATCAAAGTCTTCCAGATACTTCAGGACCGCCACGCATATAGTCTTCGCTGCTTTGGCATCGGACATCTGGCGCTCATGATCCTGTATTTTCATTGTCAGGATATTCGTTATGACGTCCGGCGTATCGGCATTCTTGCGTTTGAATTTCTTCATGATATTTTTGAGGTTCTTGATATCCCTTTCGCAGGCTTGTAAAGCGTTCATGCAGCCTTGACGGGATTTATCGAAGTGAAGACGGAGAAGTTGAAGAATATTCGTATACTCTACATTAGGTTTCGTCTGTTCGATGATCTGAAGCAAGGCGGTACCGATGGCGTTGAAAACATCCGTCTGCATATCCCGTTCGCTCGCATCACCGGTTGAGTCGTATCTATTACGCTTTTCAGGGTCCATGAGCAGACGATACGCAAAAGCGACTTCGCTGAATTGATCCGCGTTGCCGTTTTTGTCCGGGTGAAATTCTTTGGCCTTCTTTCGGAAGGCCTTCTTTATCTCGTCGGTCGTTGCTTGCTCGCCGACGCCAAGGGTTTTATAAGGGTCTTTTTTTTTCATGACAGTTCAGATAAAAACCGTGATTTCGGGTTCTCGTAGTCCCTTCTTTCTCCTGTTATTGTATTGATTTTTCCGTACCTCTCCGGCCGCACAGTCAAAATAAGCTGATCCTGGGCGCGGGTCATGGCCACATACATGAGACGTCTTTCGGCCTCGATCCCGTCCCCCTTTATGGCCTGCGAAGATGGTAGAATCCCCTCGTTGCAGCCGGCCACGATGACGTCCGGCCACTCAAGCCCTTTGGCCGCATGGATGGTCATGAGCGTGATATCGGCCGGATCGTCGTCTTTTATTTCCTCCTGGATGTCGTAGGTAGCCAACCAATCAAGGTACTCGCGGATTTCCCCGGCGTTTTCCGATTTCCACTTGAAGATGAAGGCCATGGCTTCAGGCGAGAGTTCGGGGTAGCTCTTGGAGATCCATACAGCAATTTCCTCCAAGGTTTCCCCGACTGGCGCCTCATATTTCAAATAGCTGCTGTCGCCCATGAAGGTTGTGTAATGACTCAAACCCTCTTGTGCGGCTTTCAGCCTGACTTCCGCATACTCGACCAAGGAAAGGCCGATGATGTCTTTCACGAGAAGGAATGCGAAGTTATCGTGTTCGTTCACGACGAGTTTCAAAAAGGCGTGGAACTTGATAAACGGCTCGCTATTTATGAGAGCCGTGTTCTTTCCGACGTAGGTGTGTTTCACATCCTTCTGATCCAGAAGGCCCGAGAGCTTTTCGAGGAGGACATGGTTGCGGGCGAGGACGGCCAGCCTGTCTTTAAGCGGTTCCGTCAATAGTTCCGCGAGAAACTGGCTGTCGACATTCTGTAGGATTATAACCCGCGACCGTCCATTTTCCCGCACCGCCTTCATGGTCTTCGGGATGCGGTCCCTGTTATTGCGTATGAGATTGTTCGAGGCCGTGACAATCTCCGGAACGCTCCTGTAATTCGTCTCCAGGAAGTAGAGCTTGAATTCGTCCTGATGATCGATGAGATAATCCGGATAGGCCCCGCGCCATTCATAGATGGTCTGATCGGTATCGGCCACGATGAATAAGGATGCCTTGCAGTGCGCCTGAATGGTTTTGATGAGGGACCACTGCAATTTGTCCGTATCGTGGGCCTCGTCAATGATAAGGTGCTTCCATTTCAGATATTGATGGATGTGCGGGAGAAGCAATTTAAAGCCCGTCAGAAGGCTTCCGTAGGTGTAACTGTTGTTCTCCCGGCACCGCTGAATAAAGGCGCGGAAAAGAGGTAATAGGGGCTCGTCGTCGGGCGGTTCGACGCCTTCCTGGTAGTACCGGTTGAACATGCCGTCGATTTCCTTCTTGGGCGTCTTCCAGGCCTTTCCATTGTATATTCCGAGTTCGGTTGCGACGTCCCGGAGAAGATACTGCGTCTCGAATTCCGTGTAGACGGTGCTATGGGCTTTCCGGAAACCGATGAATTCACCGAATCTGTGCAGCATGTCCAGGGCCGTAGCGTGAAAGGTGCCGATGGTCATACGGTAGGCCTTGCTGCCTACCCGCTCAATGAGACGGTCCCGTACTTCCCTGGCCGCTTTCCTCGTGAAGGTCGCAATGAATATCTCGTAAGGAGACACCTTGCACTCTTCGATCAGGTAGGCGGCGCGTTCGACAATGACCCTCGTTTTCCCGGCTCCGGGACCAGCGACAACGAGGGCCTGGCGGTCGGCGGTCTTAACCGCGGCAAGTTGATGGGCGTCCAGATTCATAAGCGGGCAACCTCCCACCCGGCAGGCACTTTCTCAGGGGCATGACAGGTCGATACGACAACTTGAGTGTCCAGTTTTCCATACTTTTCGAGGGCGACCGGCAGATTACCTGTATCCAGTTCCGCCGCCTCCTGGACAAGGAGCGTTCCGCCGAGGGCATACGAAAGGGCGGTGTCAAACATAACCTTGGGTCCCCCGGGAAGGCCGGAATAATGAACGGTGGTATTGTCCGGGAGTTTCAGCCCGATGAACACATCCCCGTCGTCGGATATGTTGATGACAGGTTCCCCGCCCACGAGAAATTGAAACATCTTGTCCGTAAGCTGGCCGATGACCTTCTGAACAACGGTGGTCCGTTGCTCATTAAGACCTTTCAGGGTTTCCTTGACCTTTTCGAGCATGTCCTTGTTGGTGGCAACCTTCAGGTCGTAATCGGCCTTCTGTTCGTCCAATCCCTGGACCTTGGTAAGGGTGCGTTCGTCTTCTCTCAGCTTCCGGAGTTTTCCTTCAAGGCCGTCAATTCGATTCTGCAGATCCTCGTTCATGCGGCTTCCTCCTTTCTGAACTTTTTCAATTCGCGTTTGGCTACTAGTAGGGCCGCGCAGCTTCCGCAGCCAGCGGATTGAAGAGCCTTGATGATGGCCTGGATGGAGGTTTCGGCGTCCTCCTTTATACGATCAGCCATTAAAATACCGGATTCGGATACCGGAGTTTTTTCGGTCTGTGGGAAGATGGCCGTGACGATTTCCTCTTGGGGAACGCCTGCAAGGACAGGTTCGACTCGGGACCCGCCACCGGTTACGGGATAAGTTTTCGAAGACTGAATTTCCGCAACCTTCTCGGATAGCCCGGCGGAGACTTTCTTCAAAGTTTCAGCCATCTTTGCGGGCGGTGCTTCCTTTTCCTCTTCTGCCTTGCGTTCCTTGGCTACCCGCGCCGCGTTTTCTTCCCTGGCCTTTGCATGGTCCTCGCGGGCCTCTGCAAGCTCCTTCTCGGTCTTCGATATTTCTTCCTTAACCTGAGCCAGCGTCAAAGACGGCAGCACAATTTTGGATTTCGATTCGGTTATCTTCGCTGAAAGGGTCGTGAAGTCTCGTACATCCTTTTCGAGGACGTTTTTTCTGGCGTTCTCCTTGTCAATATCGGCCAGGAGTTTCGAGAATTCAGGCCCCGGCGGGTAAAGATCGTAGATGAAATTGAGTTTTTTTTGATCGGAAAATTCATTGAATTCATGAAGGTCGATGATTTTGGGGTTTCCAACCTCCCCCAGGGTCCGGGCAAAAACTTCCTTCGATACCTTCTTCCCATTAACGACGGGGACCTGATTGACGATCCCGTTCTTCTTCTGAAAGATGCGCTCGAAAGTGTATCCTTTGATGCAGAATCCGACCGTCATTGAATCCCCGTTCAGACAGAACGCAGAAAGTATCTCCGCGTTCTGCTTTGCACCGCCCGGGATGTAGCCGTTGACGGCCAGCGTCAAGGCCTGTATCCGGGCAGACTTTCCCGATCCGTTCGCCCCTAAAAACAGGGTTTTTCCTTCAAGAGGTTGGGCGAAATTTTTTAACCCCTTGAAGTTCTTCCCTGTGACCGTTGTTATCATGAGGTCACTCCTTCAGGCTCATGTCTACACGCTCTTTAATCAACGCCATGAGCTTTTTGGCGTTTGTAAGGTCGTAACTGAGATTGTCAGGATTAAGACCCAGGTCCTCGCAGACGGCGACGTATTCATCGTGAAATTCCGCAATGGCAACCTTCAGGTTATTGAACACCTGTTGGGATTCCTCGTCGGAGACGTTTTCAGCGCCATTATGCTGCACATCTATTGCGGCCATCTGATCATCTTCGGTGACTTCGCTTTCTTCAACGACGGCAGCGGCGTCGTCGTCGCTGGCTCTCTCAGAACCGGATAAGAATTCGATCTTTTTGAATTCGCTCTTGTCCCCGGATACCATCTTGCCGACACGCTCCTGCAGGTTCACGTACTGCGTAGCATCCCACTTGATGATGTTACCGGAAACAGGACGCCAGCAGATGACGGGAACAATCCACACAGGACCTGGGGCTTTTTGAAGACCGGAAAGATGCTTGAGGGCGTTACGCTTTGCGAAAGTCTGAGCGTAATCTATACACTTTTTCTCGCGATTGATGATCGTGGAGAACCAATCAAGCGTCTCGTCATGGCTTGTGTTCAGCCAAAGCACCGCGGCCTCATCAAATCGGTATTGAGCCCATGTACCTTCTTCCTTCGGCTCCATGCCAAGGGGAAGAAGTTTGAATGCCTGGGGCTGCTTCCTGGCCTTTGCCAGCAGGTCAATCATCCGATACGAGGGGGTATCGTAGATCGTCGTCCAATCGGAAACCATCGGGATACCCTTGTTTGAGAACCGGAAAGCGATCGCGCGGGCATAGATCATGAGGATACGCCCGTTGTTCCCGTCCCGGATAACGGCGGGGTTTTCTTTCCATTCACCGTCAACGAGGACCTCGGACGGAAAAATCACGGTTGCGCCTGCGGCTTCCTGCCACATTTCATAACCCTGGGCGGATATGACAGTTGAACCCTGGATCGTGACAAGGCCGCTGTTCGCTACCGACAATGTGAGGTTCTGTTTGTAAGCCCGGATAATGCCATCCTTATCCTTCAGCATAAAGGCTTCATCCGTTGCCAGCGATATGACGTTATTCTTAGCCAGAGCCTCTAACACGGTGGCTTCCTGGGGGAAATGTTCCCGGATATTCGCCAGGGCCACGGAAATAGGCATGGCCGGCGGCGGTGCGGCTGCGGGCGGTTGAGCTTGTTCTTTTGGTTTTGTGGCTTGTTGCGCCATTATTTTCCCTCCTTCATGAATTCATTGATTTGTGAATTTCTGTTTTCTTATCCTCATGACTTACCGGCATATCGCAGCAGTCAGAGACATAGGCTCTGCGATAGCCGATCATGTATTCGATCTCGGTTTCCCAATGCCCTTCGCAGGGCTTTCCGCAGGCGGTACAGGTCATGCCGACCTCACGGCGATCCAGACCAAAGATATCCCCGCAGCGACACCGATAAAGAAATATACGGCTCGTTCGATCAAGGTTTCTAAAACCGGTCGTTTGAATTCGCAGATTGCCGGGGGTTTGAATGAAGCGATGGCCAGGCGTTCTTTCGGTGATACTGCGTCGTTCATGTTATTCCTTTCTTGAGTGGAATCCGGGGGCCTTTCGACCCCCGGAAACCTATTACACCCATCAACAATGGAGCCGCTGCTTACTTCCGGTGAAGCGTAACCGCCGGGGAGAGGCCTACTCTCATGCAGCCGCGCGTTACTGCGTCTTATGGGCTTTTAAACGACCCGGAAAGCTGCATCAAAACTCAATCTTTGCAGCCGTTAATCTTCTTCAGGTCCTCGTAAGCTTCGCGCTGCGACCGATAGACACGCCCCGTGCGTTCCATGGATACGCGCTTGCCTTTCTTGTATTTCATCTTCACTTGAGGATATCCCTTGCCCTCTTTGAACGCGCCGTAGAACGTCGGCATGTTTCCCTCCTGAAGATTGTTTGGCGGTGCCTCGAACCGGCGCGGCCGGGGACCAGCTTCCGCTATGGCCCAAGGCAACCGCCTGGGTTTATGGGGGGACGAGGCGGGATTTCAACCCGCGTAGTGATAGCCGTAGATATTAACCCTTTCATACCGGCTTACCTTTCGCACTCGATCACTCGTCCCATGTACGTTTAAAGGGACCCCCCGTTCGCACCGATTTCTTTTGCCTCATTACGCGGGGCCATCCTCTCATCGAATCCGTAGATACATTCATGGGTAATGTTGCCGCCCCCGAGATGTCCCTTATTGACGCCGAGAGAATGGATAATCGAGACTGCCGCCTGAATAATGTTTCCGTCCAAGCATTCCCGTTGTTTCCTGCATGCGCTACATTTCTGAATTAATTGATAAGACACTTGATCCCTTTACTACCTCCTTTCGCATTGTGATCCGCCCATCATCGCCATCAGAAGATGACTTCGGTTCCGACGTGTCGCCACCCGGTCTTGAATCCACAATGGATTGCTTATTGACCTCGAAATCTAAGGCGTTCACGCGAGAATGCGGGGCTTAACTGCCTACGTCCCGGAGCCTCCTCCTCCGGGCACCGTTTCGGCCTTACGGCCTCGTCAGGGCAGTGGGTTCGCGGTTATAGGTGATCCGTTCTTTTGAGATAAGATTAGCGTACGGCTAATTATATGTCAAGAAATATTTTAGCGTACAGCTAATTTTTGGCGCAGCAATAAACCGCCCGGAGGATGGGCGGTTTAGGAGTAGGGAGGGAAAAGGGTGGGATAAAAAATGATCAGATATACTTATGGATCATGTCGACTTCTTTTTGAAAACCCTGCCAAAATCAAAATGCATCCAAGCGCTGCCATCAATACAATTGAACATGCCAATACCTCTCGAAACCAACCAACTGAAAAGATAATTCCGTCACTATCAGCGCCCGGATACTCACTGAAACACCAAGAAATATATGGAACAACTAGAAATATTCCAATTACACGACAACAACCCTTATTCTCTAATAAAGCATCCAGCGGTGAAGCCATTGTAGCCTCAATTCATTACTGCTCCTATTTGCCGGGCGTTGGTGCTTTTTGCCAGCCTTTAGGATATTCTTTATTGGCTGGCGATGGAGCTTTATCAAGACCAAGATCATCATCAAATGCCTCATCTACGATGCTTTTTCTGCACTTATCAAGATGTTCAAAGACTTCCTCATCATCCATTGTCATTCGATAGATAGTCTTAAAAAATTCAATTTCCGATGTCGAAAGATTAATGAGGGTATAATCTATAATGAGGTCTTCTCCGTCTATTACCTTCCGACAGCGAGGTCTAAATTTCAATATGTGGCTTGCTCCAGTAATCTTTTCTATTTTTGCGTAATACTCTGATGTGAGTCCACTACCCGCGAGTTTTTTTTCGTCCAAGATGCTCGCGAGGTTATTTCTATTTACAATCGTAATACGATAATGCCTTAAGATATCTTTCACAATATCAGCTTCTGTTTCCTTGCAATCTTCGATGCTCCCTTGTTCACAAAAAAGAACGATAGCTTTTAGGTTTTTGATCCTTCCGCAATCTTCTGCATATGCATGACCGATAAAGAGCAGGCAAATTAAAACAGATGCCGCAATGCGCATGTTTCGCCCTCACCTTAGTTTAACTTTGATATCAACGACTTTACCGATTATTCTGAAATCAGTTTTGCTATCTTTCCTGATAACTATGTCTGGATATTTATCATTCATCGATTTTAAAATTATTTCTTTTTCATGATCCCAAAATAACTTTATCGACACATCACCGTTTATCCATACGACGCATGGTCGGCCATTATCACAACGAATTGATGGATCAACAATCGCAATGTCGCCAGGCATGAATCTAGGCATCATACTATCACCCTCGATTTTCAATCCAAACGCGTTGGGCCCAGTTTTGATGGTGGAAAAAACAGGCCCCTCCACGCCAGAGACTCCGGGCGGCCAGGAATCAACGTATTCGATAAATGAACCCGCGTGCACCCAAGAAATAACAGGAATTGGTTTTCTATGATATTTTGGTACTTCTGTCTTCTCAAAGAGATCTATTGCTAATTTTTCGGCGAACTTAAATAGACTTTTTTCGCCAGTCTTTTTCCCTTTGAGAATTTCATGGATATATGTTGCTGAAACACCAAGGGATATTGCTGTTTGTCTTTGATTCCATCCCCGGCGCTTCATTTCTTTTTCGAGAAGAAGTCTTGTTGTCCAGGCAGTTTTAGCCATTAGCTATTTTCCCTTGACAAATGAATTAGCCATACGCTAATATACATCCATGCATCCGATAAAGAAATATTGCAAAGATAACGGACTCACGCTGAAAACATTTTCGCGTCGTATAAAAACGTCTGCGCCCTACCTGACACAGATCATAAATGGGCGTCGGAGACCCTCTCCCGATGTTGCTGACCGCATTGAAACGGCAACTAAAGGAGCTGTGAGCCGATTGATCCTGCTATACCCCGACGAAATAAAAGGGGAGCCGTTCCGATCCGGTGACGAATCGGCCACATAACCCCACACGGCTCTCCTTTTACATTTATTTTGCAGGGATTTCAACATGAATCAGCAACAACTAATCCTTGGTCTCGATCTTTCTGCCCCGCCGCAACTGGTTGATCGCGGTAAAAAACTTGCGCGGATCACGTTCACGGGATCTCCCGAACTGCATCAATTCATAAGACAGTTTGCGTCTCTTCAACGAACGTCGGTGTCTGAGTTGATGCAGCGTTATGTCATTGTCGGTCTTCAAAGCGATCTCGGTACGATGCTGCTCAATCAGGCCAATCAGAATAAGACGCTCGGGGAACTGCTGAAGAGAAGGGTATGAGTTTTTTTCTTTCTCTGCAAGTTTACCATCGTATGATCTTGCTTGAATGAAGGTTTACCTAAGTGATTGATGGGTTATGAAAATACTGACAAAAATGTAGCTTTTAATCGGTTCGGTATACCTACGTTATACATTAGTTTGATTTAAGTTTACCTTCGTGAATCAAGGCAGTTATGAAAACCCCCTCTCGTCAATACCTCGAAGAAATCCTTGATAAACTAATTCAGATTTATGTCGTCGCTCGGGATGGCGTTTGCAGGAAGTGCGGATACACGGAAGGTCTGTGCGCCCATCATATTTTCGGCAGAGGGCACCGGGCAACGCGCTGGGACCCGGAGGCGAATGTTACCCACTGCGTCGTCTGTCATGAGTGGGCGGATCACAGCCCGAAAGACTATGAGGCCTGGGTTATCTCCTGGATGGGAAGGGAAAAATACGACCATCTTCTCCTCGAATCGAACATGGTGAAGAAGTGGACCATAGACGAGTTGCAGGAGATCAGGGAAAGGCTGGCAGCGTGATTCGGACATCAGAATTTGAGGATCATCTTTATTATCAATCAGGCTCGGGCCTTTATCTACCTGAGCATCTACGCCCGCAGAAAAGACCTCTTGCCATGGACTTTTTTTCCGGTGCGGGCGGTATGTCTCTTGGCCTGATCGAGGGAGGGTTTGACGTAATAGCCGCCTTGGAAATGGATATGACGGCAATTCATACCTATCTTCTCAATCTTGGCGCGTATCCTGTCCAGATGATCTACATTGAACCGGAGGACAGGAAGAGAGCGGAAAGGTATTTCGAGAAGTCATTAAATAAGATCAGGGCTGAAAATGGAATAATCAAAGAGGCTTTTCAAAGCGGATCGAACCGCCACAACGTGACACGTTCAGACTTTGAAGGCGTCCGTTATATGTTCATCGGTGACATAAGGAAAATCACCGGCTCGCAGATCCTTGATGTCATCGGTCTCAAACGGGGAGAATTAGATTTAATCGCCGGCGGTCCCCCCTGCCAAGGTTTCAGCACATCCGGAAAACAAGACGTCATGGACCCTCGAAACAGCCTAGTTTTCGAGTTCGCTAAGATCATCGTTGAGGTTCAACCGAAGACCATGGTCATGGAGAACGTCCCGGGTATCTTGGATATGGTGACGCCTGAAGGCCTACCCGTGGTCGATGCCTTTTGTAAGATATTGGAAGACGGAGAATATGGAAGTTATGACGCCCTCAAGCGATCGCTACTTTCATCTGCGGGCTGTGGCGCTGCGCTGAAGAAATCACATGGGACCAGGAAGGGGTTGAAAGATCAGAAGCATTCGGATGAAGAAACCTCAGTTTGCGCATTTCAGCAAACTGAACTCTTTGCTTGAGGGGTCATGAAAATCATTCAGGGACACTGCTTAGAGGTGCTGAAAAGTATGGCAGATGAGTCAGTGCATACATGCGTGACTTCTCCGCCATACTGGTAAATGGGGCCTCCGGGACTACGGCATCGAGCCTGTAATTTGGGACGGGGATCCGGACTGCGATCATGATTTCCATCCTACGACGATACCAACAGGAGGGGGAGACGGAAAGTCTTTCAGGCGGGACCGCGAAGCATGGCATAAACGAGGCGGTTACCAACCTGGGTTCTGTTCAAAGTGCGGCGCCTGGCTCGGTTCTTTTGGTCTTGAGCCTACCACTGATCTTTATGTGAAGCACGCCGTCGACATCTTCCGCGAAGTTAAAAGGGTACTCCGAAGAGATGGGACGCTCTGGCTGAACCTTGGAGATTCGTATGCGTCTGATGCGGGTAAATGTCGTAATCCAGGAGGCGGAGAAAACAGCATCGGCCATACGAGAAAGGATGCCTGTGTTGTTCCTCTTCTCAGGCCGAATGTTTCTGATTTAAAGCGCATGAATTTGAAGGCAAAGGAACTTTGCGGTATGCCCTGGCGCCTTGCTTTCGCCCTTCAAGCTGACGGCTGGTATCTGCGATGTGATATCATATGGAGCAAACCTTCAGCCATGCCGGAAAGCGTGAAGGACAGGCCCACCAAGAGCCATGAATATATCTTCCTGCTGACCAAATCTGAGAAATACTTCTTCGACGGGGAAGCCGTCAAGGAGCCCTGCACAGGAAACAGTCACCATCGAGGGAACGGCGTCAATCTAAAGGCCAGGATACCGACCGGATGGGATATCGGCCCGGGGAATCATAGAGAGAAACGAGGGCGGTATAAACAGAATCCAAGTTTCTCGGGATCCGTTCGAGAATTAGTCGGCACCAGGAATATTCGATCAGTCTGGACGATCAACACAGAAGGTTTTCCAGACGCGCACTTCGCCACCTTCCCGCGGCGAATCCCGGATATCTGCATCAAGGCCGGGACCAGTGAAAAGGGATGCTGTCCGAAGTGCGGTAAGCCCTGGGTGAGGATGGTTGAAACGTCCTATCGAAACGATACGACCAGTGACGGCAGGCCAGCAGAGGGGAATTCTAAGAAAACAGGCGCCAAGGAAGCCGGTAGCCGTCGCATGGCCAGCGGAGTCAGAACAAGGCGGATCGATACGACGACAGGATGGCAACCGACCTGCAAACACGATTTCAACCCTGTGCCGTGCATCGTCCTTGATCCCTTTGGAGGATCGGGGACCACGGGAGAGGTAGCTCGTAACCTTGGCCGAGATTTCATCCTCATAGACATCAACCCAAATTACATACCGATGCAGGAAAAGCGGATCAAAGACATGTTCTGCCGTCCGGAAGTAACAGGGGGTGAAATTGGCGCGTCCTGAAAAGCATACAGCCGACTATTTTCCTTTCTACGTGAAGGACGGCCGCACAGGAGAAACGAAATGAGTTGGGATGATCCAACATACAGAAGACCGAAGATTCCGCAGCGAGTAAAACTTGAAGTTATTATAAGGGACAAGCTTATCTGTGTGCAATGCGACGCAATCTTGCACTTGGGGAAAACTATCTATTCTGTAATAAATGGAGTTTTCCATCATATCATCCCTATGGTTTACGGCGGAGAGAATGAAGCTTTCAATATTTGCCTGTTGTGTAAGACATGCCATGACCAAGCACACAAAGGAAGGGAAGATAAGAGAAAATACTTTTTCTCCTTTGAAAACTTCATTAGAACCGGGAGGTTGTTTTGACGCGAGCCCGAAAACAGACAATAGAATATTTTCCACATCGTTGCGATCAGGGGCGTGTCCTGGCTATCCTCGAAAGGTATTGGGCGAATGACGGCTACGCAGTGTTTTTTAAAATAATTGAACGCCTCGGGAAAACAGAAGGTCACGTTCTTGACTTCCGAAAGCCTGATCAGTGGGAATATTTCCTATCAAGAGCCCTTGTCAGCGAGGAAAATGCGAACGCCATCCTTAATAAGCTGGCCGAGATTGAAGTAATCGACAAGGAATTATGGAAGCATCGTATTGTTTGGGACCAAGATTTTATTGATGACATCGCAGATTTATACTCACGCAGGAAAATTGAACTGCCCACTAAGCCGGATATTCCGCATGCAGAAACCCCACTGATCGGGAAAGATGTAGACAGAAATCCCGTTGAAGAACCAGTAAGCGGGGCAGATGTCAGCATTAATCCGCAAAGTAAAGTAAAGGAAAGTAAAGTAAATAAAAGAACCCCCCTTACCCCCTTAACCAAAATTCAGCAGGAACGCTTCGACACCTTTTGGGCTATCTATCCGAACAAAAAATCTAAAGGCCGTGCTGAAAGAGCATGGCAAAAGATCGATCCCGACGAGCAGCTTGTAGCAATCATAATTGCCAAAATCAAGCAGGCCATGAAATCGGTCGAATGGACAAAGAAAGGCCCCACGGGTGAAAGCTATATCCCGCATCCTGCTACATGGTTGAATGACAAAGGGTGGGAAAATGTTTACGATCAAGGGAACACCGTGGTGACTCATCAAAAAGAGAATTTTCTAAAATGCCCACATTGCGGACGAGAAGTCAATGACGTTGTGGACGGACGTTGCTGGTTTTGTGTAAAAGAACCATAGTCTTCGAAATGATAAAGAGGTAAATATGAAAGAATCTCAACCAACAAAATGGACAACGGCCCACGAGCTGAAATTTATCGAGAGCATCAAAAGTATCATCATCGCGGAGAACAAAAAAACATCGAGGTTATCGGAACTCGATCTTTTACAAAAGTACGTGGAGGCGGCGAAAAAACGGGTGAATTGGGGAAATATTGATCCGGTTATCGTCATGGCAAAAGCGAACGAAAGAATCAGAAGGCTGATGTCAGGAGTGGCGGCGTGATTGATATCCAGGGACGGAAATACACGGTAGGACCCTGCGTAGAGCACGGCATTGAACATTGCAGCCTGTGTGTGAGCAATCCGCCGTCGAAATGGACAGCCGTACTGCAGCCCCCGAAGCGCATTGTTCTCAAAGAGGATAATGCCAAGGCCATGTACATCTGCGATTGCATGAACGAGGTTCACATGCCTTTTCACGTTCATGAAAGCATGCAGAAGATAGGTCTTCGGGTCGTCTGTAGCGGCTGTTTTCGGAAAATGGAGTTTGTCGGAAAGCTGTCGGAAGTGGAGGGGTGAAGATGCCGGAAGCGGCCAATGAACTGAATATCGGTTGGATAATAGGCCACAAAGATATTCTCGCGTTCATGAAGAAAACCTTCAACCAAAAATCGTTTTCCTGGAAAACGGTGAGGCGATGGCGCGACGCAGGAATGCCCTTTCATCGGTTATGGAACGGAAAGCCTTACATCATCCCTGAAGAAGTCATAAAATGGCAACTCAAAAGGACAAAAATCTGAAAAGACCACCAATGTCATACTAATGACCCCCTTTTGTCACATTACATTTTCATCTTTTCCATGAAAAAATACTCACCGTAATTAGTAAAGCAATTTACGGGGATGCGGTGAGTGATTACAAACCCTCAAAATAACGTAATCCAAGATAGCCTTGCGGCTGGCCGTGAGGTTATGAGCGAAACCCGCCAGAAGTTCGAGAATGCGGGTATTGATGTGGATTACCTCATTGGTCTATCCAAGGAAGAACTCGCCGCCCAAGAAACCAAGTTCATCAAAGTGAAAGGCCGCGTCCCGGATCGAAAGGGACGGAAGTCTTTCACGATCGTATCCAAGACATTCGATGAGACGATCATATCCGTCGACGTCATCAACTGGAACATCCGTCAGAACGCCCGCATGGATATCTGCAAGCTCATGGGATTGTATCCTGCCTCGAAGCACGACCTCACGTCGAACGGAAAGGAATTGGGCAATCCCCTGACGAATCTTGAAGGGGCCACGAGGTTGATGTTCTTGGTCGAACAGGCCCGAAAACGGATGAAGGAAGGTAAACGCCCTGGGGAGATCGTTGATCCTGGGGCAAATACGGAAGCCGAAAAACAGCAGGAATCCACCAAAACCCCGAAAAAGGCGAAGAAATGCACCAAGCGGCACAGCAAATCGTAGAAGCCGCAAGGCTGTGGGACTTCTTTTTGCCCGAAGAAATGGCCGAAGTAAACCATATTCTGACGGTATGCCTGCCTCTTTGGGTGCCGCTGCCGGGTCCGCAGACGGAAGCTTTTTACTCCGAGGCGGACATTCTCTTTTATGGAGGATCTGCAGGCGGCGGAAAGAGCGATTTGCTTCTCGGACTGTCAGTTACAGAGCATGCCGAATCCATCATCTTCCGCCGTGAGGCGAAACAACTTCTCGGCCTTCAGAACCGCCTCCTTGATAACATCATCAAGTCTCGCAAGAACTGGAACGGACAGGACGACATCCTGCGACATCCCGGCCATCAAGTGGAATTCGGGAGCTGCAAGGTTGCCGGTGACGAGCTGAAGTATCAAGGCCGCCCCCATGACCTTGTTGGTTTCGATGAGATAACCCACTTCCTCGAAGCTCAATTCCGCTTCCTGATGGGATGGAACCGTACAACGAGGATGGGGCAACGATGCCGTGTTGTCTGTACCGGAAATCCGCCGACGAACGCAGACGGCCAGTGGGTCACTGAGTATTGGGGGCCATGGCTCGACAAGAACCATCCGAACCCGGCCAAGCCGGGAGAGCTTCGCTTTTATGCCGTCATAGACAAGAAGGATGTCGCCGTCGAAGATGGAACGCCATTCCACTACAAAGGGGAATTGATCAGGCCCCTGTCCCGAACCTTCATCCCGTCCTTTGTCCAGGACAACCCGTATTTGATGGAGACCGGTTACGAAGCCACGCTTCAAAGCCTTCCCGAGCCGTTACGTTCGATGATGTTGAAGGGCGATTTCGGCGCCGGAAAGGAAGATCACCCTTGGCAGGTCTTCCCCACTGAATGGGTTGAAGCCGCAATGAACCGCTGGGAACCGCTGGGCTTGAAAGCCGGACCCATGGATTCAATCGGCCTTGACGTGGCTATGGGAGGAAATGACAAGACCTCGATGGCCAGGAGACATGGGAGCTGGTACGACATCTTGAGGACCTGGCCGGGAAAGATGACGACGACCGGATCAATCACGACCGGCCTGGTTGTTCCGCTGGCCCGGGACGGTGCCCCATTCCATGTTGACGCTATCGGTGTCGGCGGCCAGACGGTAGGACACCTTCAATCTCTTGGCGTTCAGGTTATTGCCGTTCAAGGAAACTCGACAAAGGAAGTTGAGAACCAGTTTGACAAGGCCTCAAAGACGCTCCGTTTTCGGAATTTCAGGTCAATGCTCCATTGGAGGTTCAGGGAAAGTCTGGACCCCGATAACCATGAAGACATCGCCCTCCCGCCCGATCCGGAACTGAAAGCCGACCTCTGCGCCGTTCGCTGGAAGCTGACGCCCGGCGGTATTCTCATCGAAGAAAAGGAAGAGATCAAGACCAGGATCGGCAGGTCCCCTGACAAGGGAGATTCGGTTATCTACGCCTCCATCGCAACGGAAAAGCAGGCGGACGGATTTACGGCAGCCAAGGCCAACGAACTGTACGAACAGTACGGAAGGCCGGTGGGAGGAGTGTGAACTATGCCTTACGATGAGAAGGATACAAAGCAGGACTTTAACGAGGCGTACCGCACTGCCGTCCAATATTGGCATCCGTTTTGGGTGCAAGCCAAACGCGATCTTGAATTCTCCCTGGGCGAGCAGCATACCACCGCCGCCAAGCTCTATCTCCAGCAGCAGAGGCGTGAGGCTCTCGTCTTCAACAAGACGAAGCGCGTTGTCAAGATGATCACCGGCTACGAGCGGAAACACCGGTATTCCCTGACGGTTGAACCCGTGGAGAATTCGGACGAAATCGTTGCGGGCCAGCTCACCGGATGCGTCATGTGGAACATGCAATACTTGAACGGCTACAACGTGATGAGTGATTGCTTCGAGCAGGGAGCCCTCAAGACGGGAATCAACCTTCTCGCTATCTACCTCGACTATTCGGAAGACCCCATAAACGGCGACATCCGGTTTCGGCGCATCCCGTACAACGCTTTTCTCCTGGACCCGAATTTCACCGGCCGGGACCTGTCGGACTGCGGATGGCTTACCACGCGGCAGTATCTCGCCAGGGACATTATCAAAATACTTCTGCCCGGGCAGGCAAACGAGATCGAGAAGCTTAACTCCAAAGGCCGTGACCTCAAGTATCCGTATCTCCCCATGCGTAAGGATATGTACGGGAAAGACCTGCTTTCCTATGACGGTTTTTGGGTTCGGACGGCCACCGAGCGAACCATGATCATCGACAAGGTCACGGGCGATACGCACGTTTGGAGAGGCGACAAGAAGCGCCTCGACCTCTTCATGCGAGACTCGAACGCGCAAGCCCCGGACCGGTTCACGACGGCGAAAACATGGGGATGGAAAGTTGAACTGAATATCCTAGTCAACGACATCCCGCTTTACCACGGCCCGGACCCCTTCGGACTTGATGATTTCCCGTATGTCCCGATCATCGGCTATTGGGACCCGGAATACGATAAGGCAGAACTGAAGCTGCAGGGCGTCGTCCGTTCGATCCGTGACCCGCAGACGGAAGCGAACCGAAGGCGGTTGAAGCTCCTTGACATGATTGATTCACAGATTGCATCAGGATGGAAAGCAAAAGAAGGCGCTGCGGTCAATCCGGAAGCCCTTTACAGGGCGGGCCAGGGCGAAGTGGTGTGGGTCAAAAAGGATGGCAACCTTACCGATATCGAAAAGATAGTTCCTCCCGATATCCCCGCCGGCATGTTCCAGCTTATGGAGACGCTGGACAAAGACCTGATGGAGATCCCGGGGGCGAATTCTGAATTGTTCGGTATGCCGGAGAACGACGACATTCAAATCGCCGGAATTCTGGCAAAGATGCGGATGGGCGCGGGCCTTACGACCCTGCAAGACCTCTTCGACAATTACCAGTTATCGAACAAGATGGTCGGCAACAAGCTGATCAAGATCATCCAGAAGAACTGGAGCCCGGCCAAGATCATGAGAATCATCAACGAGCAGCCGGCGCCGGAATTCTATCGGCCATCGTTCGGCAAATACGACGCCGTACCGTCCGAAGGGCTACTTTCCGACACTCAGAAGCAGCTCTATTTCTCTCATCTGCTTTATCTCAGGGCTCAAGGCGCTCCGATCCCGTGGACGGCCATCTTCGACGCCGCACCGATCCAGGGAAAACAGAGACTACAGCAGTACATCGCCGCCCAGGAAGAAGGCCAGAAACAACAGCAGATGCTCGAAATGAGGGACAAGAAACTTGTTCAGGGGATGATGCAGGCGAAAATCTTCAGCGACATCCGCGGCGGCAAGGCGAAAGAGGCGAAGATCGGCGCGGAATTGAGCAGAGCCCGGGCGGAAGAAGCGAGAGCCGGTTACGAGAAGGTTAAGGCGGTCCACGAGATTACGCAGATGCAGGATGATCGGTTCTTCAAACTCTATAACTTCGTGGATCAAATCAGCAACCCGGAGGCCGCCCAACGGCGGCAGGTCCGGCGTCAGGCCATGGTGACGAGATAGAAGAGGGGAATGGGAACACGCTGGAATCAAAGGTTAATAGAAGCCGTGGAAAAGGAATTGTCGGGCATGGTCGAAGTGAAGGTTGAGCGAACGGCAATCAAGGGGAAAATTAAGAAGTTCAAGTCTTACTGCCAGGAAAGAGGATTGCTCGTAATTGATCACCACAAAGACGATCCTCTCATGGAGACGGCTTTTATACGGAAAAACGACGGGCGTGCGGAGATCAATAGAACCTATCACCAAATGCGATCAGCACAACCACTACGCGAGGGTATTGCTCCATCGCCTGAGCGGTTTGATTACACTGAGGAATTCATCCGAAAGGAGCTACGATGATGCTTACTGAGAATAAGACGTTACGGATGAAATACCTCATTTTGAATCCAGAGAGGAATGTAAGAATCCACCTCGAAATCGAGATTGCGGATGACTCGCCTGATGTCCAGGCGGCGGCGATGCAGGAAATGCTTGATTACGGCCGTAACCAGCGAAAGGAGCGTGTAGTAAGTAGATGAGTCACGAACGATTTGACCTTAACGGAGCCTACGGCGGGAGCTTCTTCACGGATGAAGAGCTGACCGTCGAGCAGATGAAGGAGCAGTTTGCCCCGGAAGTGGAGGATAATATCCCCTCGGATTACAGGGACCAGGTCGGATATAAGCAGGCTGAAACGACCTGCCCGGAGCCGCCGGCAAAGTATGTCTGCTTCTGGAATTACAACGCGAAAGAGGTTGTTCCGCCCCATGTTCATGACGGTGAATATGGGACGAAGGAAGCCGAAGGATTTCAGAGCAATGACCATCAGGGTGTGAGTACCGCACCCGCACGGCTGACCACGGACCAGTTTCCGCAGTATGTTCCCGGCAATGCTCTGGATGGTATCCCGCCGTTTCCGGCTGACGATGACCTTGATCCGTACAGGGAGAGTTGAAACGAAATGATGACCACCGGCGAAATACGTGGGGAACTGGCAAAGGAGTTGGGCCATAGCCTTGCTCAAATAGTCAATCAGAAGAAGCACCTTGACGAGTTTTACATCATGGTCGTTGTTCGGTGGGAGGGTGAGGACGTCCTGCGGACGAAGCTGGTCCCGATGCTCGAAGAGGATATCCCGAAACATCCGATGTTCAACACGATCCTGTATTACATCAATAACAGGAACGAAACCTTTGAACAGAAGTGGTGCTTGCCAATGGACCCGGAGATCCCGGAACGCGCCCTGGTGCTCCTGGAGAGTGAGGAAGTAGAGGCGGTCCTGAGATCATCGGCCAACCTGACGAAGGCCATACACGGAAAGAGAATAGCCATTCACTGAAAGGAAAAAGCTCATGCCTGAAGACTTCGACAAGTGTGTAAACAATGGCGGCAAGGTCCGCAGAATCTCGGGGCCCAATAAGCATTGGGGCCTCGAAGAGGGCGATTACATGAACGTCTGTATTCGGGCCGGCGAATTCCACCGTGGAGAAGTCCACAAAAAGAAGGAGGGAACGAACGATGAGTGAGATCGAAAAAGCAGCAGGACAGTGCATCAAGGCGCTACTCGGTGATGATGGAACCCACAAAGCGACCAAGTATCTCAGTGATAAGCTGGTCGTGAAGGCGACCCGCACGCGCTTCAAGAGTCGGGTTGCAAAAGGATTGACGCAAATACACGTCACCATCGGCAAGCCGAACTTCCTGGAAAGAGAATTCATCAAGAAGGCCAGGAAAGCGGGAGTATCTTTCCCGATCAGGCAGGTGCAGCTTAAAAGAGCGAAAGGCAGATAACACATGAGCTTTGATGCCTGTGTACGAAATGGTGGAAGCGTCCGGCGGATCAACGGACCGAACGACAAGTACAATCTGAAAGAGGGGGAATTTGTCGAGGTCTGCACCCGGGCCGGGGAGAAATTCAGGAGCGATGTCAGGAAGGACGATGACGCGGCCCTCACGAGCCTCAAGCTGACGGACAAAGAAAGGGAGTATGACGGTCCGGCGCTGGTGTCACAAGGGGAAAACATGGGTCCGGAATTTCCTTATGGCCTTCATGTCAATCTCGGAAACGAATCGCTTGATAAACTTGGATTGGACATCGGCAAATTCAAAGCCGGCAGCGATATGTACGCCGTGGTCAAACTGCACATCATAGATAAGCAGGTCAGTGAACGCGAGAGAGAGGGCGGGGAAAAGTACGTTGACAGAAACCTTTCTGTGATCATTACCCACATGAAGGTTGTCGAGGGAGAAAATGGTTAGGCTTATCAGCGGAAAATCAGGAAGAGCCGTAATGCTCACGGAGAAGCAAGCGGGGGACTTATTCCCAGGAAACAAGGAGAAGTCTTTCGTTTTCCTGCCGTCGAACGGGAAAGTGAGTATTGATCCAAAGTACAAGGTGATGGCAAAGAAGGTGCCGAAGCGGGTGAAGAAGGTCGGAGGCATTTGCGTCATACGATTGGGCGGCATTGGGGACCTGGCAATACTGTCTTCAACGCTCGTGAAGATCAAGAAGGCGTCTCCGCTATCGGAACTTACGGTTGCCACCAGCGCCGAGTATGTTCCGCTCGTATCGCGTTTCAGAGGCGTCGACCGCTGCATTTCGGCTGATGACATGGATGGTTACGCTTTCGACAAGGTCATTGATCTGCGGTATGCCGTCGAGCCGTCGAACGTCGGACCCGGGACCCTCTCATGGATGGACTACGTCACCAAGGACCGGTCTGACAATTTCGATAGGTTATGCGGGGTGAACTCGAAGAAGAAGTATTTCAACCTTCCGGTCGACAGCAAAACGAAATGGCGCATGGCCAGACAAATCTACTGTTCGCGTACGATCGTCTTCAACGTCACGTCGAAATCGCCGACCAGAGTGATTGCACCCGAGTATGTGAAGGATACCGTTGATCTATTAATCGAGAAGGGAATGGTTGTTATTCTCGTCGGCCAAACAGAACCGTGGAACCGATATCTCAAATGTATTCGAGGGTACAATATCTGCAATCTTCTGGACAAACTCACGGAAGATAAATTGATTGCGGCATGTTCTTGGGCGGACCTCGTCATCACCCCCGATACCGGGGTGCTCCATATCGCCGGTGCCATGAACAGGAAATGCCTGGGCCTCTTCGGGAACATCGACCCGAAGACGCGGACGGCTCACTACCCAAACACAAAGACGATTTTTCCGAAGGGTGAACTTGATTGTATTCCTTGTTGGGACATTCCCGGATGCTGCGACACTGGCAAGCCCGGCGCACCCTGCATGAGGCTGATCACCCCGGAGAGAATCTACCACGCGGCATTAAGAATGATTGGATGAGGGGAATTCGCTAAATAACTTGGAGGAAAGGCCATGGCAGCGGGAGACAAAGGGTTTTTAATCAAAGTCAAAGGCGTCATAACGTGCATGAAAACGTCGGGCGGCTTCGTCTACCAAGGAACCGATCACGGAGAGGTTCTTAAATACAACGCAGCGGCCAAGACCGTCAGCAAGCTGGCATCGCTCGGTAGCCCTTTAAGGAGCATCGAGCTTTACGGAACGCAGCTCTATTGCGGCCTCGAAAACGGGCGGCTTGTGACCGTAGCGACGGCGTAGCACAGATCTTTAAAACAAGCGGGCTTCCCTGAACGTCCGGCCAGACCGACAGGGACTAAAGAATAAAGGAACGGCAGTTAGGTGCCTAACCACCTGTACTGCCGTTTTTTTATTGCCCGAAACGGAATGAGTTTGGGCGCGCCGCCGGCGCCGACGAGGGCATGAACCACGGGCGATTTGAAAGGAGAATTTCCATGACACAGGAAAACGCGGGCGCAAATAGCTCTGCCGCCGGGAGCACAACAGAACAGATGGTCCCCGTCTCGGTCGTCACGACCTTGCGGGAAGAACTGAACAACTGGAAGGAATTTGCCAGGAATCAGCAGGCAATCATCAGCCAGAATCCCCAAAACACCGGGGGAACTCCGACGAAGGAGGAAGACCCGGTTAAGACATTTTTCGCGGGGCGAGAGGATGATGATGTCGTTACAGCCGGAGAACTGAAAGAGCTTATGGGCAAGCTACCGAGTGGCGGCGCCTCGAAGCTATCTCCACAGGATGCGCTGGCACTCGCGGAAACAAGGATGGCTCAGGAACATCCTGACTATCACGAAACAGTAAACAAATATCTCCCTGGCCTCATAAAGGACGATCCCGGTATCGCGGAAGACATCCGGAACTCGAAGAATCCGGCGAGAGCCGCATACAGAATAGCGTCCATGGCGAAGAAGGCTTCAGAGCAAGGAAAGGCCAAAGAGCCGACCGATGCCGAGAAAGCCGAACAAGCGGCCAAGGACGCGCTGAAAGCTCAAGAAAACCTAGGCAAGCCGAAGACCGGCCATGAAATGGGCGGAACCGGCGCAGGTCTAGGAAAGGCTCATGAATACGAGAACATGAGCGAAGATGATCTTGAGTTAAGGATCGCGGAGGTTAAGCGGCGGGGAGCTTGAAATAAGGAGTAACCCATGAATCTCACAACCACGACCCAGGTAGATCCCGGCGTTGCCGTGTTCTACGATCGTGTTCTTTTGAAGCGTGCGTTGCCCGAGCTTGTCCATGATCGGTTTGCACAAAAAAGCCCGATCCCGAGCAATGGCGGGACAACCATTAAATTCAGGCGTTATAGCTCGTTGACTCCGGCCATGACGCCGCTTTCCGAGGGTCAAACCCCTCCCGGCCAGAAGATGGCGAAAACCGATCTTCAGGCCACGGCCAGCCAATACGGTGATTTTATCCACATCACCGATGTTGTCGATCTGACCGTTGAAGACAGAAGCCTGACCATCGCCGCCGAACTCTTGGGCGAGCAGATCGGCCTTACTTTTGACACCGTTACCCGAAACGTGCTGGCTGCCACAGCTTCGGCAAGCAACGCATCGGGCGGTACGAACGGTGACGCGCCGACCGAAATAACCCAGGATGACATTGATTATGTCGTCACCATCCTTCTCGGTGGAAATGCCAAGTTCATCACCAACATGGTCAAGGCCTCTACCGGTGTAGGGACGGAGCCCGTGCGTCAGGCATTCTGGAGCATATTCCACACAGACATTACTTCGGACATTGAGAACTGCCGGGATTTCACTCCCGTCAATAAGTACGCGCAGCAGAATGATGTCCAGCCTGCTGAATGGGGCTCCACCAAGAATGTCAGGTGGCTCATGACCACGAATGCGTACAAGACTTCTCTGGACTCCAGTCTGTCTGCGAACCGTTATTTTCTGCCGATCATCGGGCGTGATGCCTATGGAACGGTGGATATAACCGGCGGCAACATGCAGAACATCGTCAAGGACTTCGGCTCCGGCGGTACGACGGACCCGTTGAACCAAAGGGCCACATCCGGCTGGAAAGCCTGGTTCGTGGCGCGCATCCTCAACGATGCGTTCATTCATATTCTGAAAGTAACCAAGGGTTAGAAAGGAGGTTGCTGCGATGATTAAGACTTTCAAATTTCAAGCGGATGGCGGCGACATTACCCTTCTCTTTGGTTTTGTCCCGGATTGGCTCAAGCTGGTCAACGTGACGGCGATGGGCACGGCAGGAAACAAGGCCGAACTGGAATGGTTCGGTGAGAATATGGGTGACGCTGCGGAAATCGAGAAGAAGGTTCTCGCCGACAACGGCACGACCGGAAACAAAAACCTCAATTATGCGGCCTCTGGCGGATACATCGCCGAAGTCAACGCGGACGATCTGACGGTCGACGCCGTGAGCCAAGTCAACGGCGTTGCAACCGTGCAGGTTGCCGGCGGGTTCGGCGTGAAGATCACGGCATCCGGTTTCATGAGCGATAATGACATCATCTACGGAATCGCTGTGCAGGCTGATATCAATGTGAGTATCGGCGACATCGCGTCTCTTGGCGCGGTTATCAAAGTGTAAACAGCCTTGGGCGGGCGTGTGTGCAGGGGTGAACGGGGCACTCCCTCTCCCTTGAAACCCCTGCACCGTTTTAAATAAGGAGAACATCATGCAGTTAAGTCCCAAAGAACAGAAAGCGGAACGTGAAAGAAAAGACGCTTTCAACAAGAGAAAGGAAGAAATCAAGGCTGCAATCATGGCCGATGATACACTGAAATTTCGTTTCAAGAACAACGAATTTCCGGGAAAATCAATAACATTCAACTTGGAAGGTATATTCTTCACCTTTGAAGACGGGAAGGATTACGACATCCCCCTTTGTGTCGTCGACCATATCAACGGCCTGATGATCCCGGACCCGCAGTACGAACTCGAAATGAACCCGAACAGCCCTGCTTACGGACAGATACGGTTGGTATCTGATAAAGCTGTGTCAAGGTTCACTTTGCACCCGGTCGGGTCCATCCGTCAACAGATGGAGGCAAAGACAATAGAAGCGGGAATGAAAACGGCGTAATCCCATGGCGATCTGGACGGTCACAACATTGACGGCGAAGTTCCGGGAGTTGACAGGACGGTATAGCGAGGGCCAATTATCGTCCGCCGATATCCTGATAGCCCTGAATACCTATTATCAGGGCGTACTCCCGGAAAAGCTGTCCCTTGAGACGAGAAAGGGATTCTGGCAATTCGACACGAAAGCCACGGACACGGGGCTTTACCCTTACAATTCCAGCGTCATCGTTGCGAAACCGCCGATCTATTGTCTGTCGAAGGATATGCCGACAGCCGAAGAACAGCCGTGGACCGAGGACGAAGAGAACGAGATATTTGTCGATCAGAATCAAATCAAGGTTTACACAGAGCCGGAAGATTTCTATGGAGCATGGCCACAGGATCAGACCTATGCGCGATCGCAGCCTATAGAAGGTCTGTTATGGAGACGCAATCTTTATATTCAGCCGCCTCCTGACGACATTTACACCATCCAGGTTCAGGCGGAATTCTCCATCATTACGCCTTTGGTAAACCCAACCGATGAACCCGAGCAGCAGAATTGGGGGTATGCCATTGCCTACGGTTCTGCAATCGAATTCTTGGCAAGCAAGGGCCGGAACCCGGACGGCGCGGCGGCATTGGTGCCTATGTACAATTTCTATTTTGGGCTCATCGAACGCCGGGAAATCCGGAACATGATGTTCAAGAGAGCTGTTCCACACTGGTAAGGAAAAGATTATGGCAACGAATTGGGATAAGAACAAACCGGCGGCCAACAGGAGTCTTCGACAGAGTAACCCCGAAATGTTGTTAAATCAAGCGGCTCTGGAAGACGCCTTGAGCCGTGAACACACATTTCCGGGTGACGAGGGAACGACCGCGGGGAAGCATGGCGACATCACAGTCACGTCGTTATTCGTGGCCGACAAAGAGACGGACCCCGATGCACCGGAAAGCGGCAGTTTCCTGTATCTGAAATCCGGCATTCCGTACATGAGGAACGCGACCGGCATCGTCCGCGTCATGATCGGAGAAGGAAGCGGCGCCACAAAGTGCTTTTTTCTCCAGGACACGGCTCCAATCGGTTGGACAATCGTAACCGGCTGTGACGATGCCCTCCTTGCTGTGAAGGGCGGAGAGAACGCCTACAACGTACCTGGCGGGTCGAAGCTGAAAGGCTCCTGGACACCGACAGAACATGATCATACGATTGCGGCCCACCATCATGCTGAGACGCAGCACACGCATACGACCGGGAACCATACCCTCACAGAGACGGAACTTCCCCCGCATCATCACACGATACCGATAGGTGGGAATCAAGGCTTAACGATGGTAGGCGGCGGCGGCTCTGGACATGCGGCAACGATCACAGGTGACACCGGCGGCGGGCAAGCGCATAGCCACGGAGATACAGGCCAAAACGCTGCATCCAACACGGCGGACAACACAGAGCAGACAACGAGCAGCAGCGCAGGCCCGGCCACCGACCGGCCTCTTGCCAACGTCGGAATCATCGCATCATTGAACTGAGGTGCTGAATGGAAAATACTTGCAGATTTCCCGAGTGTGAATTCGCCAAGTTCCTCAAATTAAAGAAGGCGGAACAGTGCTGCAATTTTCAGCAGAATTGGTTCAAGAAGGAAGGACAAGGCGAGGATCAAACACCGAAGCTGATAAACGACTGCGCTCCCATAAGAACGAGCCTTATGATTCAAACCCATTACGGCCGTCTCGTCGGCGTACAGCAGGCGATGGAACAACAACGGAATGTGACATTTCAGGTCGTGAACAAATTCAATGAAATTATCGAGAGGGTGAATGCAAGAATTCTAGGCATACCGCGAGGGGATACGATAAGACCCATTGAAATCCCGGAGTAGATCATGGCCGAACCTTACACACCCTTTCTTATCAGTAATTTCCGAACGGGATACGATTACGAGGTCGAGCCGTGGCTACTTCCGAAAGATGCTTTCACGAAGCTGTACAATGCCTATTTATATCGGGGGGTCATTTCAAAAAGGGGCGGATTCAGCAAGTTTGTCCGGCAGGCTCATCTTGTCAACTCAGAGGCATACGGCACAGGAATCGGCTCGGGAAAGATATTCACCCATACGGCTGCGAATATTCCTTTGAGAGCGGGAAGTGTTATCGTTACTGGACCCGGATCACCCCACGAAACTTTCACCGACAACGGCGCCGGCATCCTTACCGGAGACAAAGGCGGTACCGGGACAGTCAGCTACACGACCGGGGAGATTTCCGTAACATTCCATTCGGACCCGACAGGAGCGATAACGTGCAGTTATTACTTCTATCCGGGACTGCAGATTGTCGGACTATTTGATTATTACAATACCGGCGGAACCATCGACGCCCTGATATTCGACACGAAGAGAGTGACGAAATACGACGTCGTCAACAAGGTGACGATCGATATTTCAGGCGGCGTGGACATTTTCACGGGAAGCGATATCAACCTTGTTTGGCTGGAAAACTGGAACGACGTTTCGTACTTTACCAATTTCAAAGACAGGCCCATGTCTTATAACGGGTCCGCTGTAGCACCTTTGCTCATGGATACAGACGGAGACGGGGATAACGATGTTGACCAGGTTCTCCTATTGTTCGCCTTTAAAAACAGGCTCGTGGCGTTGAGGACATATGAAGGCGGCTCGCATTTTCCGCAGCGGGCGCGATGGGCGGAACCAGGGACGACGGATTTCTCAAACGATGAATACGACGACGCGCCAACGGTAGATTGGATCATCGGCGCCGAATTCCTCAACGATAAGCTCATCGTCTATTTCGAGATGTCTGTATGGGAACTGAGGTACACAGGCAATTATGATCTTCCTTTCGAATGGATCAGAATCGCGGACACCGAAGGATGCTACGCTACTTTCAGTATTTCCATCTTCACGAATGAGCAGATAGCCCTTGGTCCCACGAGCGTCATTGCCTGCGACGGTCTTGACGTTTACCCGATAGACAAGCTCATCCCGGATATCACAACGCAGTTTGCATCAAACGAAATATCGAGGGCTTACGCGACGACGATAGACGATTTAAGGCAGAACTGGGTTTCCTATGTGACCCCTGGGAATACGCTCTGTTCGGAAGTGCTTGTTCTCAACTATCTTGATCGATCATGGGCAGTTTATGGCCTGCCTTTCCAATGTTACGGGCCTTTCAAGAACCAGTCAGACCCGACTTGGAACGATATCGAAGATGCATGGGAAGATATCGAATGGGCATGGAACTCGAAGACGTTGCAGGCCGGATATCCGACGATCCTGGGCGGTACTTTCGAAGGTTGGATTTACACATGCAATTCGGGAAGTTCGGACGATGGTGAAGACATCCTCATGGACATCCGCAGCGCGAACTGGAACCCGTTCATTGATCAAGGGTATGAAGCCGAATTCGGATGGATAGATTTTCTTGTAAAGGCGGATGCTGCCATAAGCGCCGACGTCAATCTCTTCATCAACGATGAATCCACCGCCGTCATGACGAGGACCCTTGAATGTTCAGGGACAGGCGAAAAGGTGTGGAAAAGGCTGTTTTTCGACGGGATAACGGCTGGCTCTCATAAGGTTCAGATCACCCATAATGAGTCCGGACAAACTTTACAGATCCACGCCATCTGTCCGTGGTTCAAGCGGGGGGGGATGATCCAATGAGCGGAGCCAGAAGAATACCGAACACGGATCAGTACCCCCTTGGAGAAGATCAGATAAGGTCTAGGGACCCTGAACAACTCATTGAGTATATAAACAGGCTCATCAAGCAGCTTAAAACCATCCAGGAAAACACCGCGATGACGCTCAACGGTAATGCGGATGCTTTTAACGGAGCCCTTCAAAACGGGACGATCAAGTTATCCTTCAATGAGGCGACAAACACCCTTACGGTTCAAGCAACATACAAAGACGGAACGACGAAGACAGCGACACTGCCACTTACATAGGTGAGAAATGATCTTGTTCATGAGCCATTCCGGGGAATCGTTGCCCATAGCGTACCGTCTCAAGCAGGAAGGTACAAAGTCAGTCGTCTACCTTCACGGGGAACGATACCGCAAGAACTACAAGAACATGGTCCAGACGATAGGCATAGGCTCTTTGAAAGAGGCCCTGCGTAAGGCAACGCTGGTCGTTTTCGATATTTCCCGAAATAACGAGGGGAGCAAGAACGACATGGCCCTGTTGAAGATGTTCGGCATCAAGAAGACTTCGCACTCCGTTTTTGGCCCGGTGGCCGACAAGATGAAGAAGTACGTCAAGGTGATCGGGCAGTCTGAAGAGACGGAAATGCTTGAAATGGACCGTCAGGCCGGCGCGGACCTGGCAAAAAAGGTCGGTATCATGGACCCGGAGACGCACGAATTCAGCGACATGAAGACTGGCATCGAATTCTTGAAGCAAAATCCGGATGATTTATTCGTTTTCAAGCCCTGTGATAACCAGGATTTGGACATGACATACGTCGAGAAATTCTCCGGGGAACTGATCGAAAAGATGACCCACGATTATCCGCGGCGGATCGGGACGGACAAGATCACTTTCATCCTACAGAAATGCGTCGACGGTTGGGAGATCTCCACAGAATTTTGGTGGACCGGGGAAGAAGCCGTTCATTTCAACCATACCATCGAAGACAAACGGCTGATGAACGCGAGCCTGGGACCGACGATCGGCAGCCAGAACAACACCGTATGGATGAAGAAAAAGGCTAACGGGCTTCTCGTGAAGGAACTCACGGCCATGGGGCCGATCCTGAAGAAGGCCGGATATATAGGACCGTGCGACTGCAATAGCATTGTCTCGAAGGAGGACGGTAAACCCCGCTTTCTCGAATGGTCTCCGAGAGCCGGTTATGATGCCCTTTTCTGCTTCCTGACGGGGCTTAAAACCCCCCTGACGGATTTTTTTACGAAGGATTTCAAGGGAGAATTTCACGACGGCTTCACGGCATCGGCCCGGATTACCATTCCGCCATTTCCATACCACGACGCGAAACTCCTGGACGCTTTTGCCAAGGATGTTCCGGTGAGCGGGAAGCTGGATAACTTTTGGATGGAAGACGTCCTTATGGACGACCGAATCAGATGTGCCGCCGCAGACGGTATCTTGGGCGTGATGGTCAACCGAGGTGCTACCCCCTTGGAGGCCTGGCAGAACGTCTATAACGACATCGATGAAATCAGAGTGGGGGCCTATCTTCAGTACAGGACGGATGGGCCGCGCCGGGCAGAGAAAGTCATCGCGGCATTTCAGAAAAGAGGGATTGTTTATGAGTAAGAGCAAGCGAAGAAAAGAGAAGATGATGAAGAAATTCGGGCAGGCCGGTGGAACGCCTGCAGCAACACCGCTCGTTGAAGTTTTCACCATGGACGGCGGAGGGGCTGAGAGTAAAGAAGTTCCGGAACCTCCGGCCAAGATCAGGGAATTGAAATGGCATCTGATAAGCGATTTCAAATTGATCCCGAAATACCTTGTCGAGCAGATCAAGGACAGGCCTTATTCCGTGGAAATGTTCTATTCGCGGGAAGAGCATGACCCAACCCAACAGCTTTGGGTACTGTTGAGCCCGGGGAACGTAATCAAGGGCTTCGTGTGGCTTACTATCGTACTCATGACACAAGGGATTTTCGTGAATTCCTACTCCGTGGACAAGGAATATTGCGGTGATGGTGGACCTGTATCTTACTGTAAGGAACTACTGTTAGATATTTACAAAAAACTGAATCTCGCGGGGGGAATAAAGTTCTCAACGACAGCCCCGGAGCATTACGAGGAATACGGCATCAAGAGAGCGAAGTACATTATCATGGAGATACCGACTGAATGAGCTGGTTGGAAGACTTCTTCAAATCGGATTGGTTCACGGCGTTGACCGGCATCCCGAATTTTCAGGTGGGTGACAGCGACGACGAGAATGCAAACTGGTTTCAAAATCTCATTTATAAGCTGCCCGGGGGAAAGCAGGCGGAACATTATTTCTATGATACGAGCCCGATGTTCGGACTTGGGAAGGTTCTGGAAAATGTTCTTCCTAAGGATCAGTGGTTAAACGAGAACGGCAACTATGAAAACCTCGTGAACCAAGGCGCGGGATATACGGGACTAGCCTATCTTCTCGCGGAAGGCGCGGGGGCGCTTTTCGAGGGTGCAGGCGGCGGCGCCGGCGGCGTTACGGCACCCGAAGCAAGCCCGGAAATCGGGTCAATCATCGGTGAGGACGGCACGGTTTCATACATGACGGCTGATGGTCAGATTGCTACTGAATCAATGGCTCATCCTGAAGGCTCGTATATGAGCGAAAGCGGTGTTGAGGCGAATCCCTATGATGCGTCGCCGGCATCGACATCGAGATTGAACCGGATGCCAAGACAACAGAGTGAAGAACCTGATCAGCAGAAACAATCAAAGGTAGGCGAACTGATGAACATGAATCAGAGAAGCAGCAGCATGGAGACATTGGCAGCGACGGGAATGCTTCAGAAGATTCTTGATGAGGTTTGGAAGAATAAGCCCCCGTATAGTTACTTGAGATAAGGAGATAATCATGGGCGGCATCGGAGATTTTTTATTCGGCGGAAGCAGTGACGCAAAGCAAGTCGGGACCACCACTCCAAATTTCGTGGGACCTTCTCAGGAATTATTATGGAATAATCTGGTAAACCTTCTCAATCAGAATATCGGGAAAGGCGTTACTCCATACGAAGGGTCAACTACGGCCGGAACCCAACCGCTTCAAAACCTGTCCTTCGATATGATTCAGAACCTTCTGTCCCAATATCCTGGCGGTGGTTCGAGCGTACCGCAGACGGCACAGGGCGGGAATGTCTTGAGCAACATCCTCAGTAACGGCCTGAAAACGGACGTGTCGGGTGCTCCCACCTACGCCCAGGGTGCGAGCACTCTTGATTCGCTCCTGCAGAATTTCGATCCGGAGCAGGCCACGAAGATGTGGAAGTCTTCGTATGTCGACCCGGCCATGAAGACGTGGAAGGAGGACATCGCCCCACAGATCAAAGAGAGCTACATTGCGAGAAATGCCCAATATTCCTCTGCGATGCCAAAGGCACTTGCGAATTCAGGTGAGGCTTTGGCCGAAAATCTCAATTCGACGCTCGGAAACATTCTTTACAATTCCAGTGAGGCGCAGAAAAACAGGCAGCAGACGGGTGTCAATCAGGCCTTGCAGTATGCCCAACTCCCCCTTTCGCTGTCGGAAAGTGCGGCAAACAGGCAGGTCGGAGCCGTCGACCAGTCCATGAACTACGGAAATACCATTCTCAATAGCATCATGAATGAGATCAACACCGGTCTCACTGGCGGCGCTCAACAGTACAATATAGCGAATACCCAGGCCCAGGGTGCCTATAATCAATGGCTGTCGGCACAGCCCTATAGCAACCCGTGGTTGCAGTATCTCGGCCTGGGACTCCAGAACAATTACACGCAACCGATCGTGCAGGGTCCGACGCAGAGCCAGGGTCTACTTAGCTCGATGCTTCCCGGTATCGGCAAGGGAATCGGGTCCGGTATTGGTAATTTGATAAGCGGCTAAGGAGGATCATCATATGTCCGCAATCGTATTCAACGGCCCGACAATCACCGATCCCTACGGGATGGGGGCACTCGGCAAGGCCTTTGGTGATGCCATGGGAGAATCTTTTATTGAACAGCGGAAGCGAAACAAGGAGGCATCTGCTCTCAGATCGATCTTCGGCGTGAACGAAGACGACGACAGCGGTGGCGACACCCAGGAAGATATTAAAAAATCCCTCATGTCCGGCGATCCTCAGCAGGTTTACGGGGTCCTGGCGCAGGTCCTTTCTCATCCTGAACTGAGCGACAACACAAAGAAGATGACCGCAACTCTTCTCGAAAAGGTCATGCAGAAACCCCAGGACAATGCCGTAAAAATTGATTCTTGGTACAAAAAAACCGGAGAGCAGGCGCCGCCTGAATATGTGCCGAAGAGTATGGTTACGGCGAGAGCGGCCGAAATGTTGAGCGATCCCGATAATCCACGGACTTTACAGAAGCCCACGAAAGAAAGGGTCCCCATCTTCCGCTTGAAAACGGGCTCGGATGGCACGCCTGTACCGGGCAAAAAAGCGGGCAGCCGGGACAAATGGTCTTGGGAATCCGAAGGCGATTTTGAAAAAAGGCTCAACGCGGATGGCCTGACGGTCCATGGTGAAGGTGACGAAGTCGAGAAGAAGACTCAGACCATCATTGTGAATCCCCAAACCGGCCAGAAGAAGGTATGGGCCGGAAAAGCCGGTGATGAAATACCTGATGGTTGGATGACTGAATCCGAATGGGAAAAGCATCAGGGACGGCAGGAGCGCAGAGAGGAACGGGAAGAGCGGGATACCAAGATTAAATCCGGTGAGATCAGGACGGCAACGACGGCCGCCAACAAGATGCTGAAGGACCCGACCAACTATGATCTGAGCGACGAGGATCAACAGAAGTATGAAGAGAACCCGAAGAAATTTGTACTGCCGCCGACCGCGAAGCTGAAGGACACGGCCAGGGATGAAATACAGACGATCCTGGACCCCGTAGGCCTGAAGATCGAGGAGCGGACAAAATCCGTCACCAAGAAAACGAAGAGCACATTCCTCGGCATCGGTATCCCAGGAACCGAATCGGAAGAGAACTCTACAAAATACGGGTACACAATCACGAAGGATCGGAGCGACGAGCCAAAGGCGAAGAAGGAAGAAAGCACCGGCAAGAATGCGAATCATAATCAAGCCGTCGAATATTTGAAGCAGGCAAAAAACCGAGACGAAGCCAAACAGAGAATCAAGGACTTGAAGAAAAGGGGATGGTCCCGAGAAGCCCTTGAATCAATAGCTCAGGATGCAGGTTTTTGATGAGTATCGTTGATGAAGCATTAGGGAGAAGCCGTTCCCTTGTCGATGAAGCCTTTGACGAAGACGAAGCAGAGGCGCGTTTAACTCCGGAGCAGAAAGCCTTGAAGCAGGGAGCGGAGCAGCTTGCCCTCCTGAACAAGCTCAGGCAGCACGGCATGACCCCGGATACCTTTGTCGATCCGAGAACTCAGAACGCTTCTGACCTTCCCGGCGGCGGCCTCGAGCTGGCTTCAGGAGATCTCGCGGCCAGCCGGAAAGATGGAATCCCGGATAAACTTACGCCCGTGGGGACCGGCCTTGATCTTGCGGCAGGTGTCGGAGAGGCAACCCTTTCGACGGTCACCGGAATTCCTGCATATTTTGGAAGCGGTCTACAGTTTCTTGCCAGCATCCTCACCCCCGGCGTGTCTGCGGAAGAAGCCACGAAGCAGATGCTCGAATTCCAGAAGAACAACACCTACCAGCCAACAACGAAAGCCGGGAAGCAAGCGGCTGAATCCGCCGGTACGCTGATGGCGCTGCCGTTCGAGGGGTGGAAACTGATCGGTCAGGGCGCCGGGGATTACGTCTTTGATAAGACCGGGAGCCCGGAAGCAGCGGCCACCGTTGCAACCGTACTTGAAGGCCTGCCATTCGTAGCACCTGGCATATACAAAGGTGTTACGAAGACCATAAGCACCTTACAAAATAGCTCGTGGTACAGGGAGATGACCGTCAAGGAACGTGGCCTGATGGCTCTATCCCTCACCGATATGCTGAACAAGGGCATGTCTGAGGGCGAAGTTCTGAGGCGTTGGAACAACCCTCAATGGCGCGAAGAGGCCCTTCAACGGCGTGTGCAGGGGGAGACGGCAGCGGAACAACCGGCAGGAGAAGCACCGGCTCCGGCAACGGAAAAGCCTGTAGCGGCCGCACCGGCCAGGGCGGCCGCCGAAAGAGAAGCTCTACCGCCTGGCCAGGGATTTGAAATCGTCGGGGACCGGCCCCGCGGTATGGACCTTGTCCCCTCGAAGACCATAAGGCTTGGGAACGAACCTGCCCCAAAATCTATTGTTGAGGAAGCCCTTGGAAGGCCCGAGACACCGTACGAGAACATCATCAACCATGAAGCCGAAGTGAACAGTCTGGATCCTGCTCTTGTGAAAGCTATCGTCAAGCAGGAATCGAATTTCAATCCGAAGGCCACTTCAAAGAAGGGCGCCAAGGGGTTGATGCAGCTTATGCCCGCGACGGCCAAAGAACTCGGCGTGAAGGACGCGACGGACCCGGATGAGAACATTGCGGCCGGCACGAAGTATTTCAAGCAACTCCTGGACAAATACGATGGAGACGAGAAAAAGGCCCTTGCCGCCTATAATTGGGGTCCTGCGCGTGTGGACAAGTACGGGATAGATAAGCTTCCCCGGGCAACGAAAGAATATCTCGCCGCCGTCGAAAAGGCGAGGGTGGGGTATGCTGGTGAGAAGCCGGCGGCCACCATGACCAGGGAAGAGCCGTCCAAACAGGTTGAGGAACAACCGAAAGAGACAGCACCTGTCGAGCCTACGCCAAAAGAGGAAGCGTTGACCACGCCTGAGAAGATCGAACCGGAACCGGAGGAACCGCCCACCGAGCCTACAATGCCCGAAACCTTCCGTGAGTACGTCGAAAGCCAGGGCAAGGCCTGGCCGGTCCGGGTTTCTGATCCTGATTATCCCAGGTTGAAAGGCGAGTGGGATGCCATCGAGAAGGGTGTCATAAAGCCGAAGGAAGAGCCTCACCCTGAATCCCTCATCATCAATCCGATCGATGTGAACGCTCCCCAGGAAGAGAAGGTAAAGCAGCTCGTAAAGCTGTCGGAAGAAAACGAGCCTCTTATTCAGGGATTGACAAAGAAGATCGATGATGCCCTTGGAACGGAATCGAAGTATTCCTTCAAGGAACCAAAGAACATCCTATCGAAGGCGAACCGCCCGGAGATCAAGGCCGAAAAGCCGTGGCACGATGTTGAGCATATCCGGGATTCTCTGAGGTTCAAAACGAAGCTCAACAGTTTCGATGACATCCCGGCCATAGCTTCGATGATTCAGGATGAAGGCGCGGAAATCGTCAAGGCGGACTTCAAAAAGATGTTCCAGCCCAAGGAATGGGGATGGCGGTTCATCGGGTTCGATCTTCGGATGCCGAACGGTCAGCTTGTCGAATTCTACTCGCCGTTCAAGGAATTGGACTCGAAAGGCGTCAAGGATGTGAATCATCTGCTTTTCGAGAAGTGGCGGAACAAGACCGAGCAAGAGAAGATAGCGAGTTGGCCGGATTATCAGCACGATGTGAAGGAAAGCAAGGATCGTTACGACCGTGCTTTTTCCCAGGCTTTACGCAGGTTGGGGTTGGATGAAAACTCGGCCCGGGCCTCTTTCAACAAGGCCGTCGAGCGTGTTGAATCTTCGATGCGCGAGAAGTTGTCTTTAAGATCGTCCGCAGAGGGAACGCCGACCCCCCAAACGCCGTCACGAGATTTAATCAAAGAGGCCTCGGGAAGCGCCGCCCAAATGCGCCCGTCTTCGGCTTCTGATGCGAATTCCATATCGAAACAACCTCCTGTCGGTACGGATAATATAGCACCGGAACCGCCGAAAGTCAAGGAAACTCAGGCAGCGAGAAGAACAAGAGAGCAGATAAAAGACATCAAAGATGTTCCTATTAATCCTAAAGTTGAGCCTCTTGTCACGGAATTGAATAATAGAGATATTCCGACAAATCTGAGCGGTGATCTTTATGGTAGCGGGGTGGTTTACGTTGATCTGCCCGGTGGGACCTATGTCAAAGGAGAACTCGCAGAGGGAACGGACGAGTATGAAAAATTGCTCAAAAATGCAGATTTGCCTGAAGGATGGGAAATAATACCGGCGGACGTTACCGGGTCGACGGCTTTCATTGAAGAGAAGCCGGAAGCTGCTTACCCCGGACCTCGCTCTACAAGAACCCGCATTATCCGGAAAGGCGACGCTGTATCTCCGGAAGAGGCAAAGAAAGTAGCTGACAGTGTTGAAGCGGCTTTGAACGAAAAGGCGTCGGCCCCGGCACCCGCACCGACCGGAACCAAGGTAACGAAGCTCCAAGGCGTCTATAAGGCCGCAGGCAAGCTGGATGAATACGCCAACAGCCTCGAAGCTGAGAAAGCCTTTAAAAAGGATTTAAAGCAGTTTGCGAAGGTCCTGAAGGAGACTCTCGGCTACGGGCCGGAGATGGTCAAAAAGGGTAAGAAGGAAATCGATAACAGCGTACATACGAACATCCCGCCGGCCGGCGGCGAGGGGTCCATTCTCTTGTGGAAACCGGGGAGCGAGTATGGCGTTTACGTCCAGGTGCATGTCGAACGCGACGGGAAAGGCGGATTAAAGGTCCGTCAGGGTTACATGCCTGGGGGAGATATGCTATGGCGAGCAACGACCAAAGCGAAAAAATACAATGGCCTCATAAACCAGTGGGCTCCTCATGATATTTCCGCTGAGGATCTGGCCGAGAGGATACAGAACGAGGTTGACTTTCATGAAGCCGTAAACAGTCAGAAAATCATTCAGGAGGCGAAGGATGCCGGACACACTGACACCGAAATTGCTCAGGCCTTTACAGAAGGTGAGAGAGCTGGGGAGATTGAAGGGAATGATCAATCACCACAGGAGGCGCGTGAAGCTGCCCAAGAAATCGCTGCAGAACTTGGTATCAACCCTAAGCCCGATAAAAGGACCGGAACTGAGGTAAGGGCCGCTCGTAAGGCCATGCAGGAGATCGAAGAGAAGCTTGAAGAGACTCCGGGCTCTTATGAACTCTTTGCTAATCGTGCCAAACAGGAGGCTATCCTATCGAAATACGGGAAAGGAAGTCTGGACAAAGCCATATCCGATTTGAAACATGCCCGTTTTCTCTTTGAAGATGAAGAGGCCGAAGATAACTCCGCGATCAAAGATGCCGAAGAAACCATTCATACGATAGCAAACAAGCAGTTAGACTTGCTTTTTGATGAGGGAATGCCTATAATAAAGGCAGAGAAGGGTGAGAAAGATGCTACGGAAAGAATCCGACCGCCTAGAAATGATCGAAGAGGCCTTAAAAAGCCAGGCCCCGAAGACTTACCGCGAGTTGAAGAAGTCGGGGAGCCTACCGTCGTTCCTGAAGGAAAGAGAATCCCTGCTGATGGAAAGCTACGAGGAAGCAAGCGCGGCGGGCCGGACGATGGTACTGCAATCGAAGGAAACAGATCCTCTAAAGATAGAACAGGACATCCGCGAAGCGAAGCGAAGGGCGTGGGAGGAAGCCGTGGCAACGCACCTCGAATTCAGCGACAACAACGAGGACGCGATCACGTAATCGAGCCCGGAGACCTTGCCCGCGAAGGCTCCTGGAAAAATACCGCGATCACAAATCTTGATATCATCGAGCTTGTCAAACGCCTCGACGCGGAGAAGCGACAAGCCACTCCCGAAGAACAGAAACTTCTGGCAAGATATACCGGTTGGGGTGCGTCCGAAATAGCCAACAAGCTATTTCCGGGGTTTTCTCAGACGGGAGAAGTTCATCCGTCCTGGGGAGATCAAGCATGGCAACCGCTGGCCGAGCGCCTTGTTAATCTCCTGACGCCGGAAGAGATAAGCGCCGCCGCCCGCAGCACTCAGTATGCCCATTACACCAGCCAGGAAATCATAAATTCCATTTACAGGGCCGTTGATCGTTTCGGCTTCCCTGGGGGGAAAATCCTTGAGCCCGGCATGGGCGTTGGGTCCTTTATGGGCCTACTGCCGGAAACCATGAGGGGCGCATCCGTCTATACGGGTATAGAATTCGATCCTGTTACCGCGAAGATAGCCCAATATCTTTACCCGAATCAGAACATCATCAATGCCGATTACACAAAGCAGAAGCTCCCGAATGACTTCTTCGATCTGGCGATAGGAAACCCGCCCTTCTCCCCGACAACGATACTCGCGGACCCGGATTACAAAAAACTGCGTCTTCCCCTTCACGATTATTTCTTTGTGAAATCTCTGGACAAAGTTAGACCCGGTGGGCTCCTGGTGTTCATAACCAGCCGTTTCACGCTGGACAAGGTTGACGATAAGGTCCGGGGGATACTGGCGGAAAAAGCCGATCTTATGGGGGCTATTCGTCTGCCTCAGACGGCGTTTCTCAAAAATGCCGGCACGGAAGTTGTGACCGACATCCTTTTCCTCAGAAAAAAAACTCCCGGAGAGGAAACCTTTGGACAGAAGTGGAACGACGTTCGGGAAGTAGAAACCCCCGATGGAAAATTCCGGGTGAACGAATATTATCACGATCATCCGGATATGGTTCTTGGTGAACACTCTGGAAAGGGAAGTATGTACGGCAAAAACGAATACACCGTACTTCCGAAGGAGGGCAACATCGAGGATCAATTCGCGGCAGCCGTCGAAAGACTTCCGCAGAATACATACAGTATGGTCAAGGCGGACCCGGAGCAGCAGGCAAAGGCTGTCATCGAGCACGATTTTAACCCGAAGATCAAGAAAGAAGGTGGGTTGTACGTTTCGGATAAGGGCGATGTCATGGTCGTTGAAAACGGCCGCGGCGTCCCTGTTGAATCCATTTACAAGAAGATTACGCCCAAAGATAAGCCATGGCTCAAGGATTACGTTGCTCTCCGCGATGCAGTTAAGCAAAACCAGTATGAGCAGCTCAATGATGGCGATTGGGAAACCTCCCTGGAGAACCTGAAGAAAACATACAATGCTTTCGTCAAAAAGCACGGAAGACTAAATGAATACACGGTTTCCGAGCGTAAAATAACCGACGAGGACGGCAACGAGAGTGTTGTCGAATATCGCAAGTATAAGAATCAGCGTTTTCTTGACGCCGACGTTGAAAGTCCTCTTGTAGATTCCCTGGAAAAGATCACATCGGAAGGTAAGATTATTGAAGGCCCGTTTCTCTCGGGACGAACGATCAAGAAGCCTATCACGCCGCAGGTCACAAGCGCCCCCGATGCCCTGGCCGTTTCCTTGGACACGATTGGAAAACTGGACCTCAACCATATCGCAAACCTGCTCGACAATCCGAAGGAAGAGGTTGCAGAGCAGCTTGGAGATTTGATTTACGAAGAGCCCGGAAAAGATTACGTCCTTGCCGATGAATACCTCTCCGGGGATGTGGTCAAGAAACTCGAAGAGGCGAAAACGGCCGCAGAGGTGGACCCCCGCTTTAAACGCAACGTCGATGCCTTGATCAAGGTTTTGCCCGCCCCCCTGGGTCCGAAAGAGATAACCGTCAATCCTGGCGGCAATTGGATACCTTTGGAGATATACGAAGATTTTGTTCATGAAGTTCTTGGTCTTCCGGATAATGTCGGCGTTCACTACAGCCATGCCGACAACACTTGGACAATAGGAGCAAAGGCGCCGAGCAATAGAAGGTCCTACCGTAGATCGACACCATTCAGGCCTCAGTCTCAACGGGGAGCGGCCAGCGAATGGGCTACTCCGGACCGGGGAACCAATGAGCTTTTTGAATCCGTCCTGAACAATGCGACCATCAAGATCACGAGATCGGAACGTGTTCCGGGCGGCGGTATAAAGACATATACCGATACGGCAGCCACCGCCGGCGCTATCGAAGTAGCCAAGAAAATGAAGCGTCGCTTCCAGACATGGGTATGGGAAGACTCCAACAGAGCAAGTCAGCTCATGGATATCTGGAACACGACCAAGAATAATATCGCCCCGCGCCGGTTCGACGGGTCCCACCTTACTCTCCCGGGCGTGTCCCTCAAAATAAAGCTCTTCGACCACGTCAAGAGGGCCGTGTGGCGGATCATCCAGACAGGCAACGTCTACCTTGGCCATGCAGTGGGGTCCGGCAAGACCTATGAAATGATCGCGGGCGGCATGGAAATGCGGCGGCTTGGACTCATCAAGAAACCGATCTACGTTGTTCCCAACCATATGTTGAAACAATTCGCCAATGAGTTTCAGGAGCTTTACCCCATGGCGAATATCATGGTGGCCGATGGCGTGAATTTTCATACGGACCGCCGGCGCCGTTTCTGCGCTCAGGCAACACTCAACAATCCGGATGCGATCGTCATGACACATTCCTCCTTCGGCTTGCTCAAGATGAAGGAAGAGAACATTAAGCCGGTCCGCGATGATCTCATTTACGAACTGAGGGATAACCTCAGTGATCTCATGGAGGATAGACAGTCGAACCGCGTCAGGATCAAGAGGATCGAAAGACAGATCGAGCAGGCGGAACAGCGTTTTGATTCGATGATAGCCGATGGTGATAAAGTCGTTTCTTTCGAGGACATGGGCATCGATTATGCCTTCGTGGATGAGGCTCACGAATTCCGGAAGCTGGATTTTACCACGAACCGCCAGGCCAAGGGAATTGACTCGAATGGATCCAGAAAAGCGATAGACCTCTATATCAAGGTTAAGTGGCTTGAGAAACAGAATCCCGGCAGGAGCCATACTTTTGCATCCGGGACGCCGATTACAAACACCTTGGGTGAACTCTACTCTCTGATGCGCTTCTTCATGGAAGATCAGATGGCGGCAGAAGGTATCAGCTATTTCGATTCCTGGGCAAATATGTTCGGTAACATGGCTTCTGTCCCGGAAATGAACGCAGCCGGAAGGTATGAAATCGTTGAACGATTCTCCGAATTCGTAAACGTCCCGGAACTCATGTCCCGGGTCCGGCAGTTCATGGACGTCATCACCAGCTCACAGCTTGGAGGCCTCGTTAACCGACCGACCATCAAAGGCGGAAAGCCGGAGATCGTCATAACCCCGCCGTCTGATGGCCTCAAGGCCTACCAGCGGGGCATTCTGCAACCGCGTATCGTGGAAAGCCGAAATTGGACACCGTCGAAAGATGAACCGGGAAACCCGGACCCGCTCATAAACATCATCACCGATGGGCGTCTCGCATCGATCGATCTGAGATACGTCGATTCAAAGGCGAAGAGCGACCCGAAAAGCAAGCTCAACGTATTTATTGACGATATCATTAAGGAATACAAGGCGACCAAGAACAACGCCTATCCCGATCCAGAAACCGGCCAGACTTCTCCGGTGAAAGGCGGCGGTCAGATATGTTTCTATAATGTCGGCTTCGGGAAGATGGTAACCAGGCGGCGCGGTTTCGATGCCCGGGCGTGGACCATGAAGCGGTTCAAGGATGCTGGAATTCCCGCCTCGCAAGTGGCGTGGATCGAGGACTACGACACGGCTCCGAAGAAGGAAGCGATGTTCAAGGAGATGAGGAACGGCACGAAACGCATCCTCATCGGGTCCGCAAAGAAAATGGGTACGGGCCTGAATGTGCAGCGACGCTTGACGACCTTGCAATATCTTGATCCGCCTTGGTATCCTGCCGACGTCGAACAACCGGACGGCCGCATACTCCGGACCGGGAACCTCAACAAAGAAGTGTCCCTCAAGCGATATGCCACAAAGGGTAGTTATGACGCGACGATGTGGCAGATGACGGCCAGGAAAGCAAAGTTCATCGAGCAGGCCTTCACCGGGGATACGACCATCAGGAAGCTCGAGGATATCTCCGAGACGTCACAATATGAGATGGCCGCCGCGCTCGCTTCGGGGGACGAAAGGGCTATTCGACTGGCAGGACTCAAGGCCGATATCAACAACCTCGAAAACCTGAGAACGGCGCATTTCGATACACAGCGCCACCTTAAAGGCCAGCAGTCGGACTTACGGCATAAAATCAAATACTCCCAGGATCGCATAAAGAACCTGCAGGAAGCAGAAAAGAAAGTCCCTGGTTTCATCCATGATATTCGAGGAAAGATTGGCGCCAGCACCTTTGATAAACGGAGTGAATTTGGTGAGGCCCTTATACAGGATATCGTGAAGCGGACTGAGGCTGTGGACGATAAAGAAAAAGGATCGTGGGAGCAGATTGCTACACTCAATAACTTCCCGTTGATGTTGGGGTTAAATCAAGCTCTGACACGCAATATACTCCGTCTGAAGATAACCCCGAACGTCGTTTATGAGATCGATCACAATATCACCGAGACCGGCACAGAGCCCAAAGGCCTTGTCACAAGAATTGTGAACCGTCTGAACGGCCTTGGATCGGAAGTGAGTTCGCAGGAAGGGAACTTGCATGATTATCAGACGGAACTCAAGAAGGTTGAAGGACGTCTCGGGGCTCCATTTGAATTCGCCCAGGAATTGAACGACAAAATAGCCGAAACCGCGCAGCTTGAGCAGGAGCTTCTTGAGGAAGGGAAGGAAACAACCTCGGGGCCCCTGTCGAACGAGCGGGGGAGCCTGGGAGATATTTCGACATCCGAAACCTTGCAGGCTATTATCAGGCTACAGGATAAGATCGGTGAGGCCATGCCGCACCTGATCAACCTGGGAAAACAGGTCTATTCTGAGGGTAACACTCGCTTCAAATCCTGGCAGGCCACGATGAAAGCATCACTGGGCAATCTCTGGCGTAAGTTTAAGAACGCGATCAAACACGTTTGGGATACGGTACGGAAGTATGCCAGGGACGAAGCCGGGAAAATCTACTGGACCCGTACCAAGGAGAAGGCCACTTCCCCGAAAGGAAAAGCGGCAGAACAGGAAATCCAGAAGGGAGAGGAAGCCGCAAAGGATTTGCAGGAAGCCTATGAAGCCAAGAAAAATATGTGGTTCGGCAATAAGGATTCGCGGATACTCCGGATCAATGTTGCGAACCGGCTACTTCAAAGGGACCTGAAAGACGGGCTCGGCAGAGCGAAATACGACAATTATGTGAAAGACGTTGATAGGGCCATTCAGATTTATATTGATACGAAGCGTCGACCGGACGACATCAATAAATACTGGAACCGGCTGACGGACGAACAGCGGCGTATCGTCACCTTGTCCCAAAACCTTCCGGCGGCCGCTTTGAAAATCGCGCAGCGGATAGAGAATAATTACGTCCAGACCGGAATTGAGGCCATGCAGGAAGACGTCATAAAGAACGTCCTGGACAACTACGCCGGCCGGACCTGGGACCTGGGCGAAGGGAAGAAGGGAACGGAGAATCTTAGGAAGTTCGCAACGAAGACCCGACACGCCAAGGAAAGGAAAATCGCCACGATCATCGAAGGATGGGCGAACGGCTACAACCTGAAGATTGAAGGGGCAACGAACAATCTGAGGACGGTCAAAGAAGAACTGGTGAAGGTAATCGAAGACAAGAAATTCCTCAAGGCCATGAGGGATATAACGGACGTCGACGGGCGGCCGCTTCTTTCGACACGACAATACGAGGACTACGATCAGGTTGAGCACCCGAATTTCACCGTATGGGAATATGCCACGGATGTTGATCTTGACGAGACGACGGTTGACGAGGCTACCGGCCTGCGAGATGGGGATTTTGTCAGACCCGCGGATCGAAAGAACCTCGGTAAGGTCGTCAACATTTACCCTGGAGAAGCCGTCGAGGTTCATTTCATGAACCGCAAGACCGGTCTCGAAGAAACGGTTGAATTCCCGATGAAGAACGGGAAACTTGTCACGCCGCTGAACAAAGTCTATCCGTCCGGAAAGAACTTTTTCGTTACCGATGACGGGACGATCATGGAGCGGCGGAAGCTCTACGCGCCGAAAGAGGTTGCGAAAAATCTTAACAATATACTCGGGACCTCGAAGTTGAGCAACGTCCCGGGGATGCACACGATCACGAAATACAACGCGATTATAAAGTCCTGGGTGCTGCAAAGCAACCTCTTCCACCATCTGGCCTTTACGAGAAACTATTATCTCGGAACCAATGATAAGGCATGGGGAGAATTGAGCGAGCGCCAAGCGTATCATGAAGGGATGAAGGCGATTGAGGCGCTTCACCCGGATATCATGATCGGCGTCCGCAACGGCCTAACGATAGGAGCAAAGCAGGATTGGGAGGAAGAATATCTCCAGGAGAAGACGGCCATCGGGAATATGCTGGATAAGGCCGGGGCCACGAAAGCCATCAAGAATTTCATGCTCGATCTCCGGGAGCGCCAGGCGAATTTCCTCTTCAACGAAATGGGATCGGGTCTTAAAGCCAAAACCTTTATGATCGAATATAAGCGCCAGCTCGAGAAATACCCAAACGAGGACCCGAATGTGATTGCAAAGCGGGTTGCCGCCATGACGAATGAAAACTATGGCGGACTTCATTTGGGGAGGATGGGAAGAAACCCGACTGTTCAGCATATATTCAGGCTGTTTGCCCTGGCTCCGGATTGGACCGAATCGAATATTCGTCTCATCGTCAACACCTTCAAGAAGGGTGAAGGAGGACCCGAGGCCAGGAAAATGTATCAGCGGATGGTTATGAATTGGTACATGAAGGGTTTGGCGGCCACTGCCTTATTGAATTTCGTCCTGGCCGGCGGGGATTACGACGAGATGATGAAGAATTACAAGATTGCCTGGGAGCAGGGAAACCTCCGGTGGTTGAACGTCGACGTCACGCCTCTGTACCGGCTATTCGGCGGGAAGACGAAGAACCATAAGTATTTCCCATTAATCGGCCACATGCTGGACCCGATCAGACTTCTGGCAACGCCCGTGAAATTCGCGCAGAACAAGGGAAGTGTCGCGTACAGGATGTTTCACGAGATCCTGACCGGCACGGATTGGTCGAACAGGCACTTTACGACGATGGGAGATCTCTTGAAAACGGGAAAGACGGTGAAATGGGGACCCGCGAGACCTCTATCTTACGATGAATTACCGTCTTTCGCGTTATCTCAAATCATCGGGACGGAGCCGGTACAGCTTCAGAATCTCATCCGGTGGCAGATGGGGGAGATAGAAGGTTTCGACGCCATCATGTCGTCGCTCGGGCTCGGTGTAACGTCAACATACATCGATAAGAGAACCGGGGAGATAGCGAAACCGAAGAAGTCAGACTTCCCGTATGGGAAGATATTCAAAAGCAAGACCTCATATAAAGAGTAGGAGGAACAGATGTTTTCCCAAAATGAAATGGTTTCATTAACAAATGAAGTGATTGCCTGCGGCAACGCCGCAAAGGGACTGAACGCCGCAACGAGGGAGATCAAGGCAACTAAGTCAGCACGGTTTACATCGGGAGCAGGCACCCCGGTTGTGGGGGACCAGCTCACAGGAGGCGGGGCCGTTATTCTCATCGCCGGGCTTGTCGTGGAGAGCGGAACATGGGCGGGAAGCACCGCAGCGGGAACGATCTATTTTGAAATCGTCTCCGGAACGCCGGCCGCTGGTGCATTTACGGCGGCAGGAGGGAAGACGATCACCATAACTTCGCCTCGGACGCTCAACAGGCTGGTAGGATGCAAGGCCCGGAAGTGCGTTATCACCTGTAAAAACGCTTCGGCCTATTTCTGTACGAACGGCGATACGCCGACACAGGATGCCGCGGGCGTTGGGTTTCCTTTGACTCCCGGCGGATCATATGAGATAAACGGATATAAGCAAATACGGGATTTTCTCGTCATTGATGCCGTCAACGGAGGCGGGGCAATCATCAATGCTGAAAGCTTCTTTTAACAACTGATCTTTACGCCGGTCGGCCAACCGGACGGAAAAGATATTGAAGGGCGGTAGTTAGGTACTGATCTGACTCCCGCCCTTTTCTATTTTGGAGGACCCATGAAAAGATTGACATTATTGTCAATAGTTATCGTCTTCTTGTCCACGCCATCATATGGATTTTTTGGTGTAATTAACAATCCTTCCGCCGGCGCCGCCGCCAACATCGAGAACGGCACGGTTAATGGACAGGCGGCCATTTGGGACGCCGCTGCCGGGAAGTGGAAGCCGTCCGCCGCTCTCCCTGTTACCGACAACTGCGACGACGGAAATCTCTGCGTTCACGGTTCGGGCACGCTGGAGAACGCCGACCTCGAAATAGACGCGCACACGGCTCTCGGCGCGACCATTGCCCTTGTCCCCGGCGTGTGCCGGCTGATCCACAATTACAACCAGGGTGCGAGCGACATTGACAACACCGTGGACGATCCGGCGAAAGGGAAATGTTTCGTGCTGGCCGGGAAGACGGCGCAGGGATCGAACCGGTTTCGGCTCACTCCCGTCACGACGACGAACAAGATTTGCCTCGACGGAACGTGCAGCAAAAACTACATCCAGTTTTCGCCCGTCGTTGCCAACTCGCTCGCCGTCTGCGTGTCCGTGCCCAACGGTGCATCGTCGTCCTATGAATACCAGTGCGTGTCCGTCGTCGGGACGGCCACGACCAATTAGGTAGGAGCCGGCCATGAAAAAGATCGTTGCCATCGTCGTATCCCTGCTGCTTTTCGCATCCGTGTCTTTCGCCATAGACGAGAAGACGGCGCTCTTGATGAAGAAGAAAAGCGGGGCCGCTCTCACATGCAATACGACAACGCCTTTTGCACAACAGACTACGCAGAACGATTATTTTGCCGATGGACAGACATACCTATCACAGAAGGTATACGTATCTTCCCCTATAACAGTGTGCAGGATAGATTTACTCATTAGAGAGAATCAGTACGCAGCGTGCAATGCTACCGTAGAGATATGGACAACAGCTAACCGTCAGGCGGGAACGCAGCTTGGGTCTTCGGCAATAATTAGCATACCGCAAGGAACAGGAACATATGAATGGCATACATTTACGTTCTCAACAAATCCGTATGCGACCGGTGACTTTTTTGTTCATTTTGTACAGCCATCTACGTGTAATTATTGGGGATCTAATACAATCAACACCTCTTATCGTGATACTAATTACGACATGTATTATGGAAGCTCTCCTGGGGATGTGAACGCGGACGCGGCCTTTAAGATTTATACTATTCAATAAATGAAAGTAGGCTACCATGAAGAAGATTATTCTTCTTTCCATAGTTATTTTTTTATTTGCTTCTGTATATTCACACTCTGCAATTACGATTGATTCTTGCACCGTTAGCGGTGGAGTCGCGACGGTTAAAGGGTCGGGATTTACGAGTTCGGGTTTTACTGTTGATGTATCCCGCATGTCATACCTTAAACCAAATCTTGATGCAGGAAACGACAGCGGAGTCCTTTTTAATACTACTCATTCGTTAAGTAAATGGAGCGTATCTTCGGGAAACGAACCCGTCTACGATACCTCCACTAAATATTTTGGCAATGCTTCGGCCAAATTTTCTTTTGAGGGATCAGTGTATGATAGCGTTATGCGCTTCGATCCTGGGGCTACCATATCTTCGATGTATGTTGAGTCAATGATAAAATTCTATTCTCAGCAGACAGGGGCATCGTGTAATTTTCAATGGAAGCTTGCGTGTACCAAATCGAACAACAACGATAATTGTGGTGGCCCGGAAAATGGTACTGTGTTTTGGATCGTTGATCCTTGGTATGATGTACCGACTGGAAATATGTGGATGGCTATACTAAACGCATATTCACTGTCGGGAGACACAGGCCCTACGTCCGAAGATGGAAACTGTTACGATAACTCCGCGTCGTACAGTAGTTTTCCAAACAATACTTGGTTGCATTGGAGCATGTACTGGCAGGACTCGTCTTCCAGGGGGGCTGCTGATGGAAAATACAGCACTGTAGTTTTACATCCTGGTACTGGTATTTCTTTCAGTCAGTTCAAAAGCAGTTGTCAGATGAGCGTGTCTAACTCCCCGTATATGCGGTATCTTAACATGGGGTCTTTTGCCGGGAACGTAGATAGCTGCGACGGCGGAAGCACAGGGAGAAACATTCATATTTGGTGGGATGCGACTCTTGTGTCGTATTCTAATGGAAGGGCGAACGCCGGAATAATAGACGGAGATAGTTCAGGCGTTGATGCAAACAGAAAAATTAAAGTAACACAACTTCCGGAGTATTGGACGGATACTGAAATACGCTTTGCTGTTGTTAAAGGGCCGCTTCCAGACGGTAAGGCTTACGTGCGTATAGAAAATCCAGAGGGGGAAGTGGCAACAAAAGAAATAACTTTAGGAAATGGCGAAGAAGAAACCTACACCGCCGAACTTTCCCTGACCAACGCGGCCACGACGGGCAACCCGGCCACGGTCGCCAGCGGAGGGAACAAGTCTTTCTCCGTCGTGGCTTCTTTTGACCATAAAGTGACCTGTACCGGCTGCGACACCTGGACGCAGGACGGAGACGGCGGAACATGCGCCTGGACCAATATCACGGCCAACAAGAGCGCCACCTGTACGGGAGTGGCGAAGAAGCACCTGCTGTTGAGGTAATTCCAACGAATACGAGAAAAATAATATTATCAGGCACTAAAATACTTTTAAGGAGAGAACGCCATGGAATTCAATGGGGCCATAATTGTCATCAAAGACATCGCTCTATCTATTCTTGGTATAGGGGTCACGGTCTTCGTGGCGAAGAGTGACAAGAGATGGGAAAAAGTTTGGAAATGGCTTGAGAATCACGGCCATATCGTTGAATGCAACAACTCCGTCTGTAAGCCAAAAACAACCGGGGTTATAACACCGCACAATGGGAGATAAGGGCATGAACGAAGCGAACCGCAAGGCTTTTCTGGACATGATCGCGGTATCGGAACTGCTGAAGCCGGTGATTGAGCAATCGGACAATGGTTACAACGTGCTCGTCGGAAGTACGCCGGGGCGCGTCATGATGTTTGATTCGTATGCGGATCATCCCCGGAAAGTGATCGAGATCACTCTGAAAGATGGGACAATAATCAAATCCACGGCAGCAGGACGGTATCAGTTATTGGCCCGCTTTTTCGATCATTACAAGAAACTCTTGAAGCTCGGCGATTTCTCCCCGCCTTCACAGGACGAAATCGCCATCCAGCAAATCAAAGAGAGCCGGGCCCTAAACGATGTCGACCAAGGGTTTATTGATAACGCAATTCGGAAATGCGCCCACATTTGGGCCTCATTCCCGGGGGCCAATTATGGGCAGCCTGAACAGAAATTGGCCGATCTCAGGGCCGCATTCAAGGCTGCAGGAGGAACCATAGCATGAACGATCTTTCCTTTTACGAATCCATCCGGGATCAGATGAGGACGGGAGACATTCTTCTCTGGCACAGTAACTCTATCCTCGGGGCCCTTATCCGATGGAGGACGGGGGGCGACGAAAACCACGCCTCGATGATCATCCGCCTCCAGGAGTACGAGGGCAGGGAGCATAGGCGGTACCACACGGAGGCCATGGAGCGGGGCGTTTACCCGAATCTCCTATCAAGCAGGTTGAAGGAATTCGACGGACAAGTGTGGTGGCTGCCGTTGAAAGACGAATATAACGACAAACGGGCAGAGATAGGCGCCAGGATCACCGAGGTATGGGGATGTCCTTATGACTACGGGTCCCTGTTCTGGCAGCTCGTCGGTAAGGTTTCCGTCGAAACGCGGAGAATGTTCTGTTCGGAAGTCGTTGACTACGCCATGGGACACTCAGGCGAAGCCGCCAACCCTCATGAGTTATTGAGCCGGGGATACCACAAGGATAAAATCCTGATTTTGGAAAACACAGTCCCCGAAACATATAACATTCCAACAAGCACATCGGAGGTTTAACACTATGAAAACGCGGATTTTATTGGTTGTATTGACATTGCTGTTTATTGCCGGATGCTCTTTCATCCAGGTCGCCCCGTCCACCAATTCCCAGGCTTACAAACTCGGTAAGATGGCCGGATCGATCATCAAGGTCAAATACAAAGACATGGTTGACATTGGGCTCCCTTACGTCAAGGAACTCTATGCTTCGGCCAAAGACGGCACGATCACGGACGCGCAGATAAAGAAGGGTGTTGAGCAGCTTGAAGACAAGTTGGGGGCCAGCGATGACGCGAGACTGATTATCGGGGCTCTTGCCACCGATATCGATATCACCGTCACGACCGGTAAGGTGAATCAGAACATCGTGGATTTTTTACAGGGATTGATCGATGGCGCTGGTGGGACGGCATCGAAATCCACTTAACGGTAAAATACTGAAAGGAGTTGAATCATGAAGAATTGGAGAACAACCGCGGCCGGCTGTCTTTCGGCGGCCATCTATGCCATCATCGCGGCATTCCAGGCGGGACGGATTGATCCCAAAGACCTGGCCGTCGCCGGGGGACTCGCGGCCTTGGGTATCCTGGCCAAGGATTTGAACGTCACCGGTGGATCGGTCCAGCAGTAACCCCTCCATAGCTTATCCATAGCTTAAATCCCAAGGGCGCGTGTCAGTACATGCGCCCTTTTTTAATCCGTCTTACCTACCCTCTTTCGGACGGCGGTTCGACTCCCCGAATGGGAGCCGAACTGACATTCGATTCTGACATTGACATTGGATTGACATTGGGTTTTTTGATCTAAGTTATTGAAATTATGGTGGAGGCGGCGGGAGTCGAACCCGCGTCCGAAAACATTCCACTGCAGTTTCTACGTACGTATTCCCTGATTTGATTTCGCTCCGGAAGGCTCCCAGGGGCAGGATTCAACCGGCGCTATC